TTGGCAAGTTTCAAGAAATTGAAAAGTGGCTGGAGGTATCGGTTAAAGAACACCGATCCGTTCACTCAACAACAAAAAGAGAAATCCGAGGCTGGTTTTCGAACTAAACCAGAGGCTGAACTAGCAGCTACTGAATTTTTAAGGCAGCTCAAACAAGGGTTTGAACAGACAGACATTCCTTTGGTCGATTACATTCGAAATTGGATAAATAACTACAAAAAAGGAGTTGTAAGAAAGAATACGATTAAACTACATGAAAACAACCTTAACACCCATATCAAACCCTATTTTAAGCGTCTGATGCTCAAAGATTTAAAACCAGATATGTATCAGGTCTTTTTGGACTCTCTATTTAAAAAGGGACTCAGCAAACGTACGGTCGAGATCATCAATTCTACTGTATACTCAGCCATGGAGCATGCATTGATTCAAGGGAAAATATTACGCAATCCATGTAAGGGGTCTATTATTAAAGGAGAGCACAAAAAAAAGTCTATTCAATTCATTGATTCAGAAGACATTCCCAAATTTCTTCATACGGCTCGAGGGTATGGGTACATTTATTGGATTTTCTTCAAATTGCTTATTGAAACGGGATTACGAAAAGGTGAGGCTGCCGCTCTAAAGTGGTCGGATATTAATTTCAAAGAAAAGACGATCCGCGTGGATGAAACACTCGATTTTCAAGCTGAAGACGAGGACGAGCTTTTCGGAGATACAAAAACGGAAAATTCTACTCGCACCATTAGTGTAAGTAACGGCCTTATAAATGATTTAAGGTATCATGCTTCATGGCAAAATCAAAATAAGATCAATTTAGGGGAATCCATGTACAGACACGATTTAAACCTGGTCTTGTGCAGAAATGATGGTAGTCCGATGCCGAAATCCAGTCTCTTTAACGCTTCGAAGAGAATTTTGAGAAAAGCTGGTTTGAGTGAGGATTTAACAATTCATTCCTTGAGACACACCTATGCCGTGATCATGCTTGAAGCTGGGGCTGACATCAAGTTTGTACAAGAGCAGCTTGGGCATGGCAGTGTGCAAATTACATCCGATGTGTATGCTCATATTTCTAAAAAGCTAGAGAAGCGTAACATTGATAAATATGAAGAGTACACTTCCCGTATTTTTGGATCAGAAAATCAAAAACCGGGGGACGTTTGGGGGACGCAACCTCAATAGAAGTGCAATTCCCTCAAAACGTCCCCCGGCTCATCTCTTCAAAACCCCGTAGTTACAAGGTTTTTTCGATTAGTACAACGTAATATATTGATCGCGTTCCCATTGGTGGACTTGTGTTCTGTTTATGTTCCATGCTTTCAAAGTGAATCATCCACCATAATAAATCGGCTTAAAACAAGTATTATCAGTGATCAGCTTTTCAAAACTAATCATAATTATTCAGACTTTTGTGGGCATTTTGTGGGCGTTTTTGTGGGCGCCCTTTTTTTCTTATTATAATGAAGAAACTCGTTTCAAATACTCACTTTGATTGCATTACTACTCTGACATTAAACGCGATAAATCTAGTCTATATGACGCTGGTTAAATCGAAAATCTCCTAATTAAAATAATATGCTTATACAGATATTGTAGAGTATATGCTCGCAATTCCAAAGCGATACTATCTCATTAATTAACAGAGACAATTTCGGCTAAAGAAACCCAGCGGAACTCATCCTCTAACATCAACTTTATTTCACACCTTGCAGAGTTTAATCCCACAACTACTCCTGATATCGGCTCTTCGAAGAAAGGGTTAAATAGTATCAAATCAACCGTACTACTTCTATTATAGGAATCAACAAGTACTTCACTGATCCGCTGTATCTCCTGCTCATCTAATTCCGGTTTCACACGTCTTTTCTGCTCATGGATGTGAGTCAACCAGGCCTCCCTGTGCTCAGGCAATATCATCCGCGAAGATTCAAACAAACCGTTCCCTGTCAACTTGATGCTCATGATAACCCCTCCTTAGTATTGGGTCCAGTAATCGGTGTTTCCTTGCGAACGAGTTGGTTCAACTTTAGAACGTTCCCCTTCGCGCTCCCAGCCTTCCAGAATGACGATATTGGACGTATCCGACTTATCCTCCCAATGTATGTACCTCTCTGCTATAAGCGTATCCAGTGCCGCCATAACATCAGGTTTATGTTTACCTGTTTTAACCGTCAGTTCGTGGATAGTCGGAAACCTACGCCGTCCACCTTTGTAGTTATATAAGATCCGAAGGACCTTTCTTTGATAATCCGTTAACATGTAAATCACCTCTTCAATATTATATGCGAACATACGTTCTTTTATCAACAACAAAAATACCCAGTCATTTTGACCAGGTAAATTTATAATAGAACTCATGGGAGAGAGTATATTATTATGGAGATCATCAATCAATGTATACCTTTGTAGCAATCTTTTATTTAATGTCACCTGAAGCGAATTTCCCTTTGTATTTTATTGTCCCGTCACTATTATATAGTGTGCCTTTTCCATGAAACTGATTACTTTTAAAATCACCTTCATATTTGATATTTCCATTATTAAAATATAACTTTCCTTCGCCGTGATAGCGATCCTTCTTTAGTTCGCCTTCATACATTAATACTCCCTGTCCATTATACTGTTTACCATCACCATTTAATTTTCCGTCTTTAAATTCGCCTATATCTCTAACACTTGCTTTTAAAATAGGCATGTCTGGAAAATAGTATAGTTCTTCTGATTTTTCAAACTTTTTCTCAAATGATTCTATTGCCAATTTATTTACTTTGTAATATTTCAATAAATTTGAAGGTTCATCAGTAGAACTTTTCTCATCTATTAATGAGAGAATACCTTCACCATGATACTTTCCGTTCTTGAAGTATCCTTCGTAAACCGGGAAAACTAAGCCATATTCATCTAAACCTCCATAATATCCAAAGACATCATTATAGTATTCAGAAGCTAACATAAACTCTGTTCCGTAGCCGTTGAACATCCCATCCTTAAAATCCCCAATGTAAAGAGGAACCATAACCTTGTTTAAAAAATTAGAGTACGAGTATGTATATAGTACTCCTTCTCCATGTGGCTTGTTATCGCGAGTTTCTCCATAATAAATATAATTTTCATATTCTAAAGTTCGTTTATAGTATGGATCTCCAAATAGATTCCAGTACTTGTTTTCTGATTTTAGAAACATCCGTTCACCATTTGTAATTTTGGAAACTTTCGCTTCAGAGAATCTATCTTTATCAGATAAGAAAATATCTATGTTATTAAATAACTCTTTAACGTCATTCGCATAATTGCCTAATTTGTTTATAACAGTACTACCTGTTGCTTCTTTTTCCTCGTTATTTTTATTGACGTCAGAATTTTTACTTTGGGCAGTAACAGTAACTACAGAATCTTTATCGGTTTTTGGTTTAGAAGAACCAGGTTCACCTGTCTTTTTGTCTGATGTTTCCTTTATGTGTGACTGTTCTTTTTCTTTGGCTTGGGCCGATTCTGCATCCTTTTTTTCTTTTTCTTTTTTCTCTTTCTCTCTCTTTGCAGCTACCTCTTTATTTTGTTTTTCTTTTTCGACTTTTGCTTTTTCTCGTTCAGATTCTCGTTGTACTATGTAATCTTCTGTATAGAACTTATCTAACATAAAATTTGAGAATCCGAAACAAATAAAAAGCATAATAATAGACAACGTCCACCCAATGATTTTCAATGGCCAATTTTTGCTATTGATCAAAGGAAGTCTTCTTCTTATTGAGAGAAAATTAGTAATTAGTATAAAAGGAATCAATCCGAAGAAAACTATTAGACTTAGTGCGCCTAATAAGCTAATTACTGAGTCTTTAGTTAGGTTATCATCAATAAAGGTACCAAAGACCAGTATCGAAAGAATTAAAGCACCGACTACATAGAATATTGATGCAATCACCTTCTTCCAAATAACTCCTGTTCTAAAACCTGGTATAATTGAACCTTTTTTCATCAAAGACAACTCCCTTAATATCATTTATAATTTTTTTTAATCACAAGTTTCATCTCTTTAAAACCACTAACATCTACTCATAGGAAATATCTCACCTTAACTGTCGCACCTTTCCCTTTAATTGGTTCTGATAAGATCAAGTCACCCGACCGCATCATTTTTTTCATGGCATGACAGCATGAAGGCATACGACTTTTAAATCCTAAATAGTTATGTATATTCCCTGATATTACATCCAAGTATTCGTTACCGTCTGCTCTTGCTTCACTAATCCTCTTCCTTAATTCCTCATCAATAATGCTCTTAAGATCGACCATTTACATACCTCTCTCCGCTCTAAATTCAAACTTGTCTCTAAAGTATCGATTTCCAGCGATTTTTACGGACACATCACTGTAAGCTTCCAATAACCCACCATAGTCCATAATACGTTCACGCTCAGGTAAGACAAACCAGACTGATACACGTGTCTGTTTGCAATACTCGATATGTATTCATTCTCCCACATCCATACATTTTTATAGAAAATTATACCTAGGTCTGATAGACTACTTTATGTTGTTAATTATTACTATATCAGGAGAAAGAAGAATTAAAAAGATATTCTATAAAATTGCTAATCAGTATGTAGAAACTCTTCTAAACAATACAAATAATCCTTATAAACTAAAAACGAGGTGATTATCCTGGTTAAGATTGTACGCTCCAAAGAGATAGACGATTACTCAAATAACTTAGCATCTGAAATTGAAAGTCACTATAATATACCAGACCTTAAGGGTTCTGTGGCTCAAATTAGATGGGCTAGACAAATAAGAATCAAATTTTTTAACGAAGCATCTGACAAAAATATTAAATCCAAAACTCTAATTTCCCTTCAGAAGAGAACCTCTTCAGCTTGGTGGATCAATAATAAGGATCTATCTCTTTACCAAGTCATTGAAAAAGCTTCACAACAGCAAAAGAGCGCGGACATTTAAGTCCATCGCTCTTTTTTATTGTTTAGGCCAAGTATACTTTGTTAGATCTATTGGGTTTTCAACTCCACCCAAATATCTAAATATGTAAATAAGAACAATTACAAAAGTGAAAACTGCAATATGTCCAGCATAATATTTCTTCTCTATTTTGACTACCTCCTTAGCAAAATGGATTTATATATCGCCTTTAAAACAACCTTTCGTTCACATTTATGTTTCTAGCGAAAAAGTTCCACTAGTAAATGAAACTAGTGGAACTTTTTCGCTAAAACTATTTTTTAGTTCCTGAACCATACATAAATAAACCCACTACAATTAACAAAGCGATTAACACTCCAACTTTAGTGAATAAATAGTTAAAAAAGATACATGAAAGGCCGATCAATATAATACCGGTCAAAGCATACACCAATTTTGATTTGAAACCTTCATCTTCATCGAAATAAGAATACCGGTACTGAGCATGTCGATTATCAAACACCGCAATAATCCATAAAACTCCAGCAGCCAACAACCCAAACCCCGAGAAAATGTTAAGCACAGGTGTAAATAGCATTGTATTTTTTTGAGTTTCAAATTTTTCCATAAGCTCCGAAAAAGAAGCTAACGTTAATTCCTGGAACCAGATCATAGTTACCGCACCCAGTACTAATAAAACAACTGAAAACACAAACAAAGAGGATTTATTTTTATACGCTTCAGCAATATCACTTAGCAAAATAAACGACCACCTTTTCTCTAATTATAGTTGTTAATAGAAGTGTAAATAAAAAAAGATTGTGACTATGACTTCCCATCACATAAAGTCATAGTCATCAATCTCTAGGGTAGTTCTTTTATTTTGTTGTATCTGTATTTTTTTGTTTCGCCTTCTCTTTTCGTTTCATATACTCTTTATGCTTCTCTTCTGTGACATCGAAACAAAACGCCTCTTTACCTTTTTCATGCGCATAAAGTCTTTTTCCGTTTCTCAGTGTAATGAATGGTGTACAAATCATCATAATTATCATTTCCTCTCAAGGTTTTTTACCTTGCAAGAGGGAGTTTATAGTGATACATTATAAATACGCCAATATTTAATTATGTAGTGATGGTTCACTATAAACAACACACAGATTCTAAAGAACCGTGGGCCCTCTACAAGGCCGGCGGTTTTTTCTTTCGAATAACATTCCAGCATCACTCTCCTCAATATTATTTTCCGCACGATTTTAATTGTTTACGTGCTGCTTGTTGCGATATTCCGCAGAAGCGTGCTACTTCAAAAATGGTCATATCTTTAATTATGTGGGGAGGGGCAAGCAGTTCTCCTGCAAAAGCATCGGCTTGCCACTCGGGATTTCTGAAGGCAGGCAATTTCTCTGCTAGTCCCATAGTTCTTGCGAACGAAACTCTTTCTTTCTTATGAAGAAAGTAATGCCCAATTTCATGAGCAATAGTAAATCGATCACGTCCGTTTCCCTTTACCGCTCCTTCATAGACATCTTCCCGGATCTTAATGAGCTTGTCATCGGGATAAGCTAATCCATGTTTAGAACCCATCTCGAATCTTGAAATAGATTCCCACACGAATTGAGGATCTAATTGCGGCATAACAAATTCCAAAAATTCAACAATAGGAAAAAATTTTGCGTCGATTAATTTACATTGTTGACGGAAAAAATTAGCTATCTCTCGAATGTCGACGCGTGATAATGGGGATGCTTCGTATTCACTCAATATTACACCTCCCCACCATTGTTTTTACGAAGAATACTCAAAATTTTTGACTTGTCATCTTCGTTGAGTTCCTTAAACTCTCTTGCGAACGCCATAACCAAATTTTTTTCTTGGTTACTAGTGTTTTTCAAATCAATCTTAACTGATTGTTGTGAGTTCTCAATTGCAGATTCGAGAACTTGGGCTGATTCAGCATTTAGCTGATAAATGTTTGATATTTTTTCAAGCCAGTCATGAGGGACATTTCGTTTGCCTGTTTCGACAGCTGACAAATAAGATGAGGTCACCTCTAATTTGTCGGCCATGTTCTTAAGCAATTCTCCATTATCTATTCTCAATTTTCGGCAAAACACCCCAAACTGAGTCAACATTGGATACCCTCCTTCCTACTATTAAGTTGTTTACAAGATTTATATTAACATGACCTGTAAATCGAGTCAACAATTTTTGTTGATTAATTTCTAAACTTCTGTTTTCTAAACAGGTATCAGAATTATTAGAGCTATTTATTGGTACATAGAAAAATATTTAATAAAAAAAAGAGGCATAGCAGAATGAAAACCTGCCGCGCCTCTTTTTTTTTATTTAATTTTACTTTTCAAAGTAAGTCCTAACTGCCTCTAATCTTTATTTTTCTTGTCTATTTTTGTTAATTCTTCAACTAAGTTAAGAATTAGTTGACTACTTTCAAATAACGAATCTATCGATTCGCTCAGCTTATCATTGCTACCCTTCTCATCTTTTACATCTCTGATCCAATCAATTAACCCGTTTACTCCATCCATAAGAGCATGCATAGCATTACTGTACCTATTATAAAGTTCATTTTCTTCATCAGTAATACTACCAGAAACCTCTACCATTTCAACAAATTCTGTGGCATTCGCCAACAGTGGAGTTGTTGCATTTTGCATAATGTGTTTTATCTTGCTCAATAAATCGCTTAAATCTGGCTCGGTATCAGACACGGTTATAGTTTGAAGAGTTTCAATGATGCTAGACAAAGAAACGGCAGCTTCAGGTAAGTACGTTAAAAGCGAATTGGTTAGTAAGTCTACAAGCTGCGAACGTTCCATACGCTAAACCCCCTCCCCACAATGAGGACAATAATTGTACAGAAGATCGAAGGACTTTTTGCAGTTCTTACACTTCCTTCTATGTATACTATTACAATTTGAACATTTGATAGCATTGGGTCTTACTGGATATGCACATCTTTCACATGCATCCAGACCAAATGAATGAATAAGAGCCTCTTTAATACCATGCATAACCTGTCTATTAGTTACCTCGCCAACCTTTAGTTTAAGTCTTGATTTACTAATCGCCCGAGATTGATTACACAGCAAAACACCATCTTCATGAACAAAACTATGACCATCTCTCTTCAAATCAGCTATGTTGGAAGCAATGACGCTGTAATCACTCTTTTTATATGATATATTAAACGGACCGGCTTTAGCTTTTTCATCACTTGTTGACATAGGTACTGCAAGAACTACTGTGCTAGTGACATTCATGAGATTGTTTGAAATGATCAAGACCGGACGAAAACCGTTTTGTTCCGATCCTTTCCCCGGTCTTAAATCACTCCAGTATATATCTCCTCTTTTGGGTACGTCATTACTCATTATGTGAACTCAACTCCGAAAGTAGTTTATCCGCTTCAGCCGAAACTGCTCTCATATTCTCAGCGTAAGCAAAATCATCTTCTCCGTTTTCTATATAACTTTGCTGAAGAAGCTTTAAAAATTCCCGATCTTTCTGAATCTCAGCATGTCGCTCTCTGAAAGAGTTTACTAATTTTGCAGTTGCCATAGAAATAGCAATTGAAGTTGCAGATAGCTTTAAAAACATATCAGTATCTTTCTGTACTAAACTAGCCATATAACTCATCCTCCCATACATCTATTTTCACCTCCATTTACCCAGTTGTCAATATCCTATGCATCCAGTTATCAAATATTTCCAAAAAGGTGAAATTAAATACCTCGATATCAGTTAACTGTTCGAGGTATTTAATTTTTTACGATCAGTCACCTAAGCACATTGTTTTATTGAATTTTGATACCATTCTCCTTACGATAGTTAATCAAAAGTTGACGCCAAAAGTCATAGCTTCCTGTCTCATCAGCAATGTAAGGCTTATAGAAATCGTAAGCAGACTTTGCCCAGCTTGGGCAAGTCATGCTTTCTTTGGCCTTCTGAGCTGCTATCCACTTGGCCTGAGATTCGACAGTAGCCTTCAGTTCGTCCATCTGTTTCTTTTCTTCTAATGTCATCGGATCTCCATCCCCTTCCTTAATTCGCTTTAGTTCAGATTTGATGGCTGGAATAAATCCACGCTCAGCACCAGATCTTGTATTCCCGTCACCAAAGAAATTAGTTCCTGGACAAGTCTTGCTGGACTCACCTTGTTCATAGTCACCTAACCATCCTCCAGATGACGTATACCAGGCGTGATACACGATATGTGATGTATCGATAGGTATGTTTATCTTGAGCGCGAGACAGGCGTATAGGTGGATTGCAGATTGTTTCTGTGCAGTATTCATCGTATCTCCGCCTTGATCAAAATTGCCTATAATCTCTATGCACAAAGCACCTGTATTGGCTCCCTTAATTCCAGCAGGCGTTTTATTGAGGTCCCGATCTAAACTGATGGCGATACGTCCATCCTCAAGTACAGTTATGTTTTGTCCTGTACCGGACCATCCCTGAGATAAATGGAACGTCCTCATTCCCTCAAGACATTTCCAGACATCTTGTTTTGCTATTCCATTGACCACCTGACGAGTAGTATAGTTGGGTGCAGCCGTATGATGGACCTGGAGCTTGTCTATCTTTCTGGTTATGGTCTGTTTGTCGAGCCACCCTTTAAATTCGGATGGCTCCAGAAGCAAGAAATTCCCTCTTGAGATCATGCCTGTTCAGTTCCTTTCCTCGCTTGCTTAATCACCTGGTTACCGAACACCGCAAATGCTCCAACCAATATTCCCTGGATAAGCGATTCAGGAGACCAGCCAAGTGTCCAACTGGTAATAACAATAGCGAATGCAGTCACGATGAAAACAATGGTCCAGTCCGGAATCTTCGGGATACGCTTTATGCCAATACCAAGGACCCAGCATGCAGCCAATACAATAAATAACTTAGGATCAATAAGTGAAAATACAGTACTCCAGTCCATATCCTATACGCCTCCAATATCTTCTTTTCGGTCAATCCGCTTATGGGCCTGCTTGGCCGACTCTTCGACCCTCGTCACCCGCTCTGAAAGGGCATCTACACGCTGTGCCTGCACTCTCTGTTCTAATCGAATATCGTCCACGCCACGTTTTATGTAATCCACGTCTGCGCGTTGTAGAGCATCCGCCCCGGCCTCTTGGATAATATCTTGTCTGTATGACCTTGATCGGCCCGCCCATCCTAAAATGAGTCCGCTGAGCGTTCCTAAAATACCCAGGATTGCTATCCAATCCATTTCTACTCCCCCTACAAATTCGACTGCCTAGACGCAAATAGCCCCTCAACTCAAGGCTCATTAAAATATTTAAAAAGGAAAATCTTCCCTCCGTGTAGAATTCCGTAACACACATAATCTAAGGAGGTTCATTCTTTGCTTGCATATCACATAGATCGTTACAACAGGCTTAAAGAAAACGAAGTTATCAATTTGATGAGTGATATTAATATCGAGCCCAGAGTTCTAAAAGAAATAATGGACGAACGTTACCCTGATGGTTTATCGTTTCATGGAAATACATACTACGCCCGACAACCTCAAACAAGAGAAGAAATACAAGATGTCTTTACAGAAAATATCTTTGAGTATGAACGAAGGTTGAATTATGCTCACATGCCTTCAAGGTTTCAATCATTCTTCGCCTCGGAAACAATGAAAGAACTTAGATTTTGGTTTAAGAAGCTAGGAAATCAAGAATCGTTTGCTGTATGGGAAGTTGAATTCGAACACTCCGATTTCGTTAAACTCGATGCTTCTTGGCTTGGAACTGATATGGATAAACCTTCGTTTTTAACTTCTGCTTATTATGCCGAGAACTATTGGACTGGAAAATCTTCCGATCATCCTCAATACGAGTTATTAATAAAGTCTCCGATCAGAGTTGTAAAAAGAGTTCCCTACTCAGAACTAATAGTGGGTGAGTGAAAAGAAGTTTCATGACGGTGGGTAATTCCTGTCTCAGGGACATCTCCTATAGCGCATCGATATACTCCATGGTCATATGATCTGTCTTTCTTCGTAATAGAAACGTTTAACGTATAATCTGAATTAGGGAAGAGGTGGTCAAAGATTTTCTCTGCCGCCTCTTTGACTTTCTCCATGTTTTTTATTGATTTCTGTTCTTCTGTCATTAAAAAAACCTCCCTTTGATCAGGAAACATTTCCTGACCTAATCAATAACTTCTTGTTTATCTTTTTGTTCTTGAATCTCAACTGCTGCCAGTGCATTCCCGATCTCTAAATCTAAAGCTGTCAGAATCTCTTTTTGATTAAGTGGATGTGAACTAAGAACAGTAGTAATCACCTGTGCCAATTCTTCAACTGGTTTATTCAGATCCAGTTCAACTTGGAGTGTATGTGTCATCTTTGCCAAGACCTTTCCTCCTCTCTATACGAAAAAAAGCCCCTTCCAATTAAGGAATAGGGCTTTCTATAGATTCATCTTATTTTATTATTAGTGCTTATACACTACGAAAAAGAGGAGTCTTGGTCTCGCTGTCGAATTATGGAATGTCACATTTAAATAAAGGAGGGAAACGACATGTCTAAAAACGAGAAAAATCCTGAAATTCTAAACGAGTCTGTGAATAAAATTTCTGCAAGATTATCTCCTCCGGCTATCAACAAATCCGATAGTAGTAAAACCAGCAACAGTCAGCAAGGAGATAAAAAATGAGTAAAAATAACCAATCCGAAGGTAAGACTCAAAAAAACGAGTCGAGTAAGCAAACGTATTCGGTTAATAAACCAAGCGCTAGAATCACTCCTGCTCCTCCAAAAAAGGACTAGTCGGTTGTTCTTTGTTAATTTCGACGAAAACCCAAACCCTCAATATCGAAAATCAGAAGGAGAAACATATGAGCCAGAACAAAGAAGCAAAGAGTACCCCTGTGATCCCTGTTAGAGAAACGAGATCAGTGGACAAGCCAAGCGCCCGTATTACTCCGAATCAACCGAAGAAGAAATAGGTTCTTCAGTCTCTTGTTGAGCATTTTTTATTTCTTTTGGATCAAATATTTTGATATATGTACCTGTCTTTGTATCATATAATATCTGATCAACTTTAATATTGTGCTCTTTGACCAAATCTGTGAAAAATTGAATCTCGTTTAAATTTAGATAGCGTTCCGGCTCAAATGTTCGGGACGCTTTATCAATGCAACCAACTACTGGTTCTGTACTACCATTTATTTTACCGATCTCAACAACTTGTGAATCGTTCTTAAGGAAAATTTCATCCCACACAGAAGGATTTATAGAGAAGGCTGCTACATTTCTTTTTTCGCGTACTTTGTTAATGAATTTAATATATTTATCATACAATTTCACCGCCCATATCCAACTCATTACGAAGCTAACCACTACACTCAAAATCATGAAAACAACAAGGAAAAGAACGTTGTCAGATTTGGAACTGAGATCCTTTAATGACCAAACAATTTCCGCACCACTAAAGTAACGAGAAACATAAATTCCTCCGTTATATAGAAGTAGCGTAACGAACGAAGTTGGTAACCACAATAAAGCAGCGATAGCAGCAAATTCACCAGCTGTATGTTTCACTACCGGGTTGACTCCAAATGACTGAATCCAGAAATACATTAAGAATCCAGGCAATATAAAAACGACTGTACCAATAAAATTCTCCATTCTTATCCCCCTACATATTATCATCTTATTCTTCCGTAACTTTACCATTGTTTTGTTATATTTTCACTACGGTATTTCAATGGATACAAGAAAAAAGCCTGCTTATATACAGGCCCCTCAGGTAAATTCTCTTATTCTATTTAGCAGTAAGTAATGCTTCATCAATTAGTGCAAGTTCGGATTTCGCATCGTCTACAAGCTTTTGATAATCATCCACTTTTTGTTTTGCTAGTGCAGCCACATCCTCTTGGCCTGTCGCTTTAACGGCTTCATACTCCTTGGTTACCTTTTCCAAACCTTCAACCAAAGGAGGCAGGATTTCTGACACGTACCCTTTTTTCATCGATTCCAGATACGCTTTTGATTTCCCACTAACTGAATTATTGCCTGTCGAAGGGATCGTAGAAGTAGATCCCTCATTAGAGGTTGAATCACCAGAGGTGATTATTATTGTCTTTCCAGTCACTTCTACATCAGCTCCTAACGCTTCAGAAAGGGCGCGAGCAGGAACGTTAGCTCGTGAGTCTATTACAGCGCCCTTGTCAGAAAGATTTTTACCATTGACAACGATTGAATATTCGCCAGTTACCTTTTTCCCGACCATACTTTTCACTGAATCAGCAAAAGCACCTGCTGTTGTCGAAAAAACAATACCAATTATAATACCGCCAGCAATGTATGCAATTTTTTTCATTTCAAAACCTCCGCAATGGTTCTTTTTTCCTATAATACCATTACGGAGTAGAGGTTGGGAAGGTTCCTCCCCAATTTGTAGCATTAGCCAGACCGTGGTTATGCGTAGGTAAAGTTACAGAATGTGAGTGGGAATAAAATGCCGATTCTAGTGATAGAATTCGATTTCTCAAAGAAGTCAATTCCGCTTGCAATCCATTCACATCAGAAATATCTAAACCGATAACCGCCCCGCCAAATGTAACAGTTCCTTGAAGCCTAATAGGATTACCGGAGTTGTTCGAACCAAGGAACAAGTTATTACTAATAATAGAAAGTTGTCCACTCGATTGATATGAATTAATTTCCCCGACTGAAGATCCGTTTGTATCCCTCCAAATAATCGCTGCTGCTGTAGCATCCTCAGTAGTAGCTATCTGAATTCGTGTACGTCCTCCTGCATCATAAGAGCGCAATCCCTGAGAATCTAGTTCTACACGTCTTCCTGATTGGGCAGTACGAATTAAGGCACCAGTAATTGTACCACCATTGATATTTGTACCTGTAACTGTAGATGCGGTAATAGAACCTGAGAAGCTTGCTCCTACGGCCGACATAATCCCACCTGAAGTAACGGTGAACATCCCATTGCCTACATTTATTGAGGAACCAACGATGGCCCCGTTTTTAAAGTTAGAATATTCAATGTTTGCGTAATTCGCTGTTAAGCTATTCGCTATCAAGTCACCTTTCATGTTTAGTCTGAAAGGAGCACTATTGAACGAGGAAGCTCCTGCTGCAATACCGTTTGTATTGATCTGTACAATGTCCTCACCATTACCGATCAACATGGAGACAAAGTTACCTAGTTGGCCTATTACTTGCTCAGCTACAATTCCACCTGCTGTGATTGCAGCTCGTATTGTTTTCCAACCATCAGTAGATATCCCAAGTCCTTTAGAAGTGAACCTGACTTGCTCCAATGGGTTTGTTTTCTCTTGAGCCAATATCCCGCCTTCTGGTGGATAGATCAGCTCGGTTTTACTGTTGTTGATGTCAATGACTGCTTGCTTTGCAAATGACTCAAAGACATCCGTCCGGATCTTTCCGTTTGAAAACAGGTTGTTGGTGATATTCTTATTTCGTTCCAGATCACTGATGATATCATCATAGTCTCTTAAATTGATATTGGAGATCGTCGGTTCAGCATGCTTGTCCATACTGTATGGATACTCAGTGAGCTCAGTGATACGAGCTTTCAATCGGTTCATGCCCATGTCCGGATCGATACACATGACATCATCACCTAAATGAGGTTTAGGTTCGGTGTGATCGATTTTGAACAAGTCTGCCGTGGATATGGTTGCCTCAAGAGAAACAACCTCTTGCTCAAGCAGCGCCTTACGTGTAGCCTTCAGCAAGTCCTCTGCTTCCTCAATATCCTGTTCGATGATCTCCCCATCATAAAATGGAACCGAATCACTTGCCCAATACTGAGCAAATGGTGATATAAGATAGTTGACCACCAGTTTACCATTCACAATTGTTCCTGGTATGCTCGACAACAGACTTCTTTCGAGATCTGTCAGCAAGGACGCATCCATACCGATGAATGTCCGGCCATCCTTCATTTGGGCATACATCCGGGTTACGAGGGATTCCCCTTTGTCCTTGAAGGAACTGGATACGATGTTTTTCTTGAGCCGATACTGCAAGCCATGGTCAGATCCAATTCTCTTCTTGAGGTTAATCACAAAATTGTCGGGTTCTACCTCGCATTCATACATATCGACGATCTTATTCAGGGCTTCAAGACAAGTTCCCCGTCCAAAATCCTTAACGTCATGTAGATCAAACGTATCGTGGATAACGAATGTAAATCTCCCACCTGTAGCTTTTGTAATCAATTCAGTCAGCTCGTTGAGATGTACGCCATAAGCTTCGTCAATATATGAGGTATAAGGAAACTTGAAGTCATTAAGTTTGAACATGACATGATTACAATAAATTGAAGCCATAAGCTTTCGACCTTCACGGGACCGGCTCCGGGACTGAATGACATAAAATTGGCCACGTTCGTCTTGAACGTGGCCTTTGATTGCTATTTTTTCGCGATAATCATCTGAGGTCATCGGGACCATAAATGTTACCTCATAGTCACTGTTAATACGTCTTCTTCGTTGTATATCTGAACTATCAACCAACGTACCTACACGCCGGATGTTCTTATCAAATACTTTCATTGTAGGGTTAGGCATTATACACCTCAATTAATAAAGGAATTTGTCTCTATGTGTAACACGGATCAGAACGTTTCTACCTGTTTCAGGATCTGTCCATGTGAGATTGTTTTCTCCAAGATTTAAGTCAAAGAAATCACCTTCGAGCAAGTGTGAGGCATTCACTCCGTTTTGCGTGATCTTATACGTATTGGCATCAATGATAACTTGGTCACCTGGTTTGAATGGCCCGGTGAATTCAAGAAACTCCACATGGTACCTACTGCCTTTAGCGACTGCCCCAAAACCAACATCCATCACAGCCCGTTTGGTAATCTCTCGAATGAAATCCGCCTTGGTGCCAGCAGCTACATCCATAACGGCCGCAAATGAGATTTCACGGACAAAATCCCCTGCCGCTCCCGCATTGACATCCATAACCGCCGAACCCGTCATTTCCATCGTTGCAGAAGCACCAGCAGATCCTGATATGTCAGCAACTGCCCGGCCAAAGACGAAAACGGATATTTGGCGGTTAAAGGCCATGCGGTTAAAAGTCCCTCTGTTAAACATGGCCTTCACCCCTTTTTGGACAAAATAAAAACACGCTCCGTTATTGGGCGTGCCGGTTAGATGATATTTCCGTTTTGGTCCGTTTCTGCCGCTTCCAATACTTCAGCTACTTTCTCGCGACTGCCTGTTGGTACTTGCTCCAGCTTGATCAATCCTTTATGAATCATCATTACGTATACAGCTAACATGGTGTCACCCCCTCTCATGAGTTCTACAGCCCAACGGATCAAAAGTCTGGCGAGATTATTCCGCATCTGGCATCGCTCCAAGCAACATCATGTGAAGCTCCATGAGCGCCAGTTGGTTTGCATTGCTTTCTGCAGCTAACTGATCCACCTGTTTACTGAGAGCAGGACGTGGCTCTTGCAGCGTTTCGGGATCGTTAGGATCGGGATAGGTAAACAGCGGTTCCAATGTTTCCAGGTCAATGCGACAGATCACCCCACCCTCTGTATAATCTGAGGTGTAGGCTCCGTACTCGAAATCAATAAAATCGACCGTTTCTCTATTTCTCTCCGACAATTTACTAAAGGCGGTGAAATCATCATCTGCACTTGGGACTTGGTAATCATCCATAGCAATTCGATCGCCCGTGTTAACTAAGATTTCTCCGTTTAGTTTGCTGTAATACAGCCTCATTCCAACTTTCAATAAAGTCACCTCCATCCATGTTTACGCCCATGCCTCTACGGTATAAGTGCCTCCATCCAAATAAACTAACATACTAAAAGTTGTTCCGTTGAAATCAGTTGGCGCACTTAGATAGTTACCCCCACCTCTACCTTGCCATGTATAGCTAGTTCCACCGAAATTATAAACTTTCACTACCGCTATATACGAACCGTAGCTATTACTTAGTAAAACGATATCAGCAGCGAAACCCAAGTTCACACTTATATAAAACCCGGAAGCACTTGAGCCAGGGTACGTACTTTTGAATTTCTTTTGTGGAAGGTAGGTTGCACTAACCCGCCCCCCATTGTGGAATCCATAAGGTATGTTAATTGACTGGCCATATGATTGGATTGTTATATCGAATGCGCCCTGATTAGGCATCGAACCGGATATTAAACCTGAATCTGTACCAATGGTTTTACCTGTCAAAACGTCTGTTGCTACTGCCGTTCCATACTCACCCCCCTCACCCTGTATGATAAAATTTGTGCCATTGTAGACCAATGAGTAGACAGAGTTTGCACGGAGTGAATTGGCGGTCATAGCGGTACCATTTGATTTAAGAACGCTTCTAGCACCAAGGCCGTTTACGTTAATGGTCACTGCACCAGTATTAGCCACATTGATTCTCACAGTAGCTCTCAGACCAGCTACAAGCGCTGTCGGTGCAGGGTCTAAAGTGACCGAGTATGCATTTCCGCTATTTGTTGTGCTTCCATAACCGTCTCTGTTGTTGATGATGGCATGTGCTGCTTGAGCTGCTGTGACCCCTGCGCTGCCACGGTCATATGCGTCTTTAACGGCTTTTTCTGTCGCAGCCTCCGATTCGGACATACCATCCGTTTTATTGGACAGTTGGACGACACCCTTATCTGTTAGAGAAGCATCCTGTGGCGCAGGTATGTTGTTAAGTCGTTGATCCAGATCAGTAATGTTCTCTCGAAATGTATCATGATCATATGCCGTGAAGAACCTCGCCAGCTTTGTTCCTGCTGCCCATGAAACTGCCCCACTCTCAAACCCTCTCGTTACTCCTGTAATCTCGTTTCCGGTCTTCCCGGTATAAAGTACCGTTTCGGCCGATTCATCCGTTCCCAGTGTTAGTAGGTTTGGCGCAGGAGGTAAAACAGAACCATCAAGTACCGAGAAGCTTGTTTGAGTATCGTCAATGGCTTCTGCCAACTCTGTTTGCTTGCTGTTGACCGCAGCCGGATACATGGTTTCAAGCATCGTTCATTCCTCCTTAGTTCAAGCGGATCTCTACTTGACCCGTCAGGAATTTGAAAATGTCATTATTCAAAATGCTTCGTGGTGTTTCGAGCGTCCCGAAATAATAAAGGTTTCCACCCGTAACAGCGTCCCGCAGTCCAAAGTGTGTAACTGTGCCCCAATTGGCTGTCGCTACCGCAAAAGCTACATCTGCCGCAGATTTGATGGCCATCTTTTGTATATTGCTCAAGACACCCGTAATCGGGTGAAACTCTTGGACAGTAACTTGTGCTGGCTCAGCAAAGGTAAGCACTTGTCTGGCGTAACCTCCACCAGACACTTCTTGTCCCGTGTCATTCCAGGTTGGATCGGAATTATAAAGAGCGACATATAGCCTATCAGGGAATGTGAATTTATCCCCTCTTGCTGATACATTCAGTTGTTTGGTCGCTAGAAATTTACTAATGTTCATCGGATCACCCCTCTAACAAGTATTCATTCTGAATCTTGAACTTTTGAATTGTTATGGAACCTGTGTTGGTTAAAACAATCACTGGACTTGCGCGTTCATCACCCAAAGAAATTACTTTGATCTTTTCTGGAGAATGAGTAATAGTTTCTTCCAGCATGTTTTCATCACTTTCCGGAAAGGGATGCTCACCCATCTTGATTGGAATTGTCAGTTCCCCGTCGAAAAGAATCTTTTCTATATCAAGAGTACCAGCATATCTTCCGATGTATCTTCTTCCTGGCAAATCGTCGAAAGTGAATACGATATTCCCTTTTTTAGCATTAAAAAGAGCCGCCACTTGGGCGACTCTTCTATGATAGTCAAGGGTGGTATCATCAGCCATGATAATACACTCTAGGTTAATTACTCTTGGGCCATAGGTACTACCAAAATCGATCTCTCCATCCCGTCCTGCAATTTCAAGACTGTAGTCCCTCGTCGGTGGCAATACCGGGATGTTATGCTTCTTCAGGCCGAGTCCGATATCACGAAAGGACTTCCCATCAGCAGTAGCGTTAATCATCAGTTCTTACCTCCCCTTGCCTGCATCCTACGCATCAAATTATCACGCTCACTCCAGAAGACCTTCGCAGCCGATTCATCCGCAATATAAGTATCTCCTGATTTGATTACGAATTGATTACTGGTTCTCTCCGGATTTACTCCGGTTGAACCTTGAGGAACTGAGAATTCAGGCATTGTGAAGTCTAGTCTGTGCATTCGTAGATTCAGGAGATTGAATAATGAGTCCTGTTGTCGATCATTTAGAATAGCTTCTCCAGCATGTGCTATAACTGGAACAGCCGCACCGCGAGGACCTTTGACCACCCCGCCTTCCGAGAAATGCTGAAGTTTACCTGTGTCCTTCTCAATGCCGTATTTTTTACGTAGGGCTTCGTTTTGTTCTTGAAGGAGCCGCATAGTTTCGGCATCACCACGGGCTTTAGCTGCATTCCAGGCATCCTTGTTGGAATTGTACGTATAAAGATCAATTTCTTTCTGATATGAAGGGTCCTTCGATGCAGTGCCAGGAGCCAAAGTACCACCAGTAACATCAGTCACTCCAATCGCAACGCTTGCTGTAGCAATCTGATCAAGACGATTCTGGTACTCCAAAACAAATGCATCAAGCATTCCAAGGATTGTTTCGTTTTTCTCACTTTCCTTTAAAATCTGAATGTTTTTCAGATTCTCAGCAGACAACTCAGTATTTGAAGAAAACTCATCAAAAGCGGAAGAGAGATTATCATAATGAGATTTAGCGTCTTGGATTTTATCGTCAAAATCTTTTTCGCGAGTTGTTTTTTCCTGTTGTAACGCCGCTTTCTGGTCCTCAAGCGCTTGTTTCGCAAGCTTACGCCCGTGTTCACGATCCATGTCCTCAATATCCTTTTGGACTTGTTTCCGCTCTGCAATACCTTCCGGTCCAACAGCGGACTGGAGTTTTTCCAGACGCGCCACTTTCTCCGCACGCAATCTCTCATAGTCATCCTGATCGTTACTTCGCTCCATCGCTTGTATCAGATCATCAATAGCTTTTATTTTGGCTTCTTGAGCCGAGGTAAAAGCATCCTTCTCTGACTGGATACGTTTAATCTCCTCATCTCTCGCATTGTCCATTAACTTTTTCTGCTTGGTTACCGATTCGGATACGGCTTTAGTCATTTCATCCATGAGTTTTTTCTTTAAATCATAGACCTTTTCATCGGCATCCATTCGTTGATCGCTTCCTACCAGGTAAGAAGCTTGAAGTTTCATATACTCGGCAAGTTCTTGTTCGGTAGTCATTTCACCGATCGCCTTCATGTGATTAATTCGTTTCTCAGCAGCAGAATAGTACTCCTTATCCAGATCATTACGCTGCTTATATATTTTCTGTTCTAGATCCCATAGTTGTTCAGAAGACATAGTCTTATCAGCTTGCATCTTCAGAAACTCTTGAAGCTCCCACTTCATGATGTCTACTTTTTGAGCACCGGACATTTCCATTTTTACAGATTCTTTATTAATCCACTTCTCTGAAAACTCATAACGAGATGCAATCAATTTTTTTGAAGTATCTTGATACATTTTCTCAGCTTCTGCACGTTGTTCTGCTTTCAGTGTCGTGTCATTTCGCATACGGTTGTATGCCTCAGCCTGCATTTGATAAATCTCAAACTCAGACTTACCTTGACGTTCCATCTGATCCGTTTGTTTATCAATCCAATTGGTTGAATTTTTAAATTTCAGATCCGTAACCTTGTTGGTCAGGTCATACACTTGTTTAGCTGAATCAACACGCTGTTCCTCCGTTAGGGCAGTATTTTTGAGTTGTCCCTGATAAAACTGAAGTTGAGTCTTGGTCATTTCCATCTCGGAACGGCCTTGCTGACGCATGCGTTCAACACGAGCTTCCATATTGGCCTGTGCCGTATCGAATTGGTCACTCGCATACTGATCCTTCATGTCTTCTTTTTCAGACTGCACATCCCCAATTTTCTCAGTTAGACTCCGGCGCTTATTAATCAACTCATCTGATTTCAGCCCGGATTGCTCGATCATCTGACGCTGCTCTTGCATTAGTTTCTGAATTTCTGTTTTGAGTTTTAACTGAAGCTCATATTCAGTTTTATACTCTTTTGAATCTTTCTTCATGTTCTTCTGCCGTGCTTCGGATTGTTTTAAAGTCAACTCTTTGTCAGAGATTTTCATATCTTTGATTCCGAGTTTACTCTCCAATTCCGAAACATCAATATTGTAAAGTTCATCGCTAATCCGAAGCTGTTCGCTTTCAGCAGTGTTTTTTGCATCCTTCAATTGTTTCTGTGTAGGTTGTGTAGTTGTACCGGACTTTTGTGGAGAATATTCAGCTAAAACTTTATCTACATACCCTACATCTCCGTATACCTTGCTTTTGTATACTTTCTTGTACTTCTCAGAATAGGCAACCATGTCCGCCTTATTGTAACCACCGGACTTTTTGAACCAATCGATGATCCCTGATCCCATGTTGTATCCACCAAGAGCCATGGAGACATCTCCACCGGATTTCTTCAGTAGTTCGGAGAGCATCTTAGTCCCTGTATCAATACTCTGTTTTACTGTCGCATTGTTCATGCCATTGACTTGCATGACATTAGTAATTCCTTTGGCTCCGAACGAGGATTCGCGTTGAATCACAGCCGCAACAAGATGTGGGTCAACATTAAATTGATTGGCAGCAGCATTAATCTCAGAAGCGAATTTACCGGCATATGCCACTCCGCCAGAGGTTGTCTGGTTACTAGTGGATGTCGGGTAGGCAACATCTGTCGAAAGCCCCGGAATACGAGTTGCTCCGTTGTACTTTGGTGCCCAGTAGCTACTATTCAAATCCGAAACCTTTAATCCGGATTCCCCCATTTGAATAAACTTGCTATCACCCATATAAATACCAACATGTGAGTTGTCTTTGCCATTCGTATTAAAGAAGACAAGGTCTCCAACTTGTAGATTTTTCTTTGAAACCGCAGTTCCCGCTTTAGCTTGTTGAGCTGCTGTACGCGGTACCTGTACCCCGATCGTTTCAAACATTTCCTGTACAAACTGAGAACAGTCTGAATAGGCTCGCTGTTTGAAATCATCAAACGAACCGGTAAATTCACCACCTATTTTCTTGTATCTCATCACACCCGAGTTAGCCAGGTCTACGGCGGTAGACAGCATTCTTGTAATGTCTGAAGATGGTCCGCCACCAGTCGTAATCTCAGTTTGAGAGGACACGAGTTGGGATGGATCATTGTATCCTTGTTCGTAAAGTTTCTGTTCCTCCAGCAATGCTTTACGCTTCTCAGCGAGTATATCGAGGTATTCTTTGGACGACTTCGCTACTCTTTTCTGTTGCGAATCCAATTTTTCCAGGGACTTATTGTAGCCTTCAATCGCCTTCTGTAAGTCCGTCATAATTTCTACGCTTTCTTTTTTTGCCTTGTTATTGTCTTCCACCCCGTAAGTGTCATCTTTGAGAAGTTCAGTCATAGCTTTAATTTGATCATTGCTTAACTGTAATTGCCCAGCATATTGCTTGATGATATCGTTCAGCTCTTGCACTCGTTGTTTTTTTCCGGCTAACTGATCGTTTGACATCTTATTTAGCATCTCGCTTTGACTTTTCAATGCATCGGCAAGTCCGGCTGGTAGGCTTGATGTCAAATTAGCGAATGGTGGATTCGCAGCATTCTTTTTTTGCTGTTCCGCAATATCAGATTCTATAACTGCAATCTTTTGTTTCGCTTCGGCAAAGCTTGTAATAGCCTCAAATTCTTTTCCGTAGAATTGAATACGCTTTAAACTTTCCAAAGCCACGAAGCGAGTTGCATCTCTTTCTGCTCTCAGATCATCTAGAGCCTTCTTTATTTTTGCTTGTCGTAACTTCTCTAAAACTTGCCCTTCAAATATCCATCCATCTGTAGTTTTCCTTATCTGCGAAGCGAGTTCAGGGTACTTGAGAATTAAGTCTGCCACAGCGGAAGCACTTAGAGATTGTCCATCAGCGAGCGTCTCAGCCACTTGATTTAGTTCAGAAACAGAAGAAATACTCGTTTGAACAGATTCACGCAAGGCTTCTGTTTGTTTAATTAAATTTTCAGTCAGTTCTTCAATGGTCTCGGAAACTTTCCCGTTTAATCCCGCTAACGAATCCATCTCTTTTTGTGCTTCTAAGGCTTCCAATGTCATTTGGCCCATCTGAACGTCAACATCGCTTAAAGATGCTTGCAATTCACGATTCTTCGCTTCTAAAGAAGCCAAATCATTTTCAAAAGATTTAAGCTGCTCTGTTCTGTTTAGACTTGAACCAAAAGACTCAATACTTTTATTGACTGCACTTATCTTAGACATAGCATCTTCAATAGCAGCAACGTTGGCAGTGAGCTGATCATTCATTGCCGTTTTTTGGCCCTCCAGCACGTTTAGGCGGGACTCTCTCTGCTTCTCGATTAACAAATTAAGGTTTTGTATTTGTTGCTTGGTAGCTTCATCTGTAAATCCGGCTGCTTCAAGTTGAGCCATTCCTTCTTTGCCAATTGTCATTGTAAGGGCTTTTGATACTTCTTCAAGTTGTCTCTTTGCCTGTTCTTGTTTACTGGAAGATAACGTTCCACTATCAATCATTTGTTTAAGTGAGTTATGTGCATTGACCATCTTAGGTAACAGATCAATTTGCCGTTGATACTGACTGATCATCTGCTGACTGGCTGAATCATTATCCTTTAGGCTCTGAATTCTTTCACGCTCAGACTTATCTGCTTCTCCACTCTTAAATGCAAATATTGCAATTGCACCTACAAGTAAGGATAATCCGGCAGTTGCTGCGGCCATCGTAATCGTTGCTGTTGCTTGCGCTTTACTCAGGGCACTTGTAGCCACAGTAGCTGCTCCTGTAGCGACTGCTTGCGCTTCCCTTGCAGCGGTCTGTTGCACAGTAGAGACGATGACTCCTTCGCTGGAAACAATATTGACTGTATTCGCAGCACTGTTTGCAGCCGTAGCTACTGTACCAGCAACCGTTGTAGCAGCTTCTTTCGCTTTAGCCAAATTTAGGACTTCAATTGCAGCGACTACAGCCATAACAGGACCACGCAACGCTTTATACGCAAGTAATAGACCAGTCAAACCCGCAGTTGCAGCATAAACACCTGTTGGTATTTTAGTTAATCCGATCAGGAGTTGATCTATACCGTCTAGTACGTCTTTGATCATTTGGCGAAGGCCGTCTTCTCCAGCCGTGTTAAAAATCTCAAGGAGGGATGTTTTGGTCTGTGCAGCCTTCCGCTGAATTGTATCCATCTGAACGGTTAGATATTGCATCGTGGAGCCAGTGGAACCGACAGATGCAGCCGTACCAAGCAGGATGTCACCCACATTAAGAGAGGCAGCCAATTTTGCGTATTGATATACCCCGCGTGAGATATCCGCATAGGATTGTGTGAGGTCATAGTTCTTGTCTGTCACCTGGATGGACAAATCCAATAGAATGTCTTCGGCTTTACGCCATTGTTCCACGCCATCGACTACCTCTTGGGTTTTGACACCAAGACGCTCAATCTCATCTACGGCTTTATCCGTCCGGATTGTACCCAGAACCGTTTTCCACATGTTACCCAAGTTTTCCCCGGACAAGGCTGTATTCCGAACACCCGCGGAAATGAGTCCATTCATTACATCAAAAGACACTCCGGTTTCAGCTGCAATTTTACCCGTTCTCTGAAAAGCTGCTCCCAGGTCCCTAGCTGGTGCCATCGTGTCATGGGCAACCTTTGACCAAGAATCCAAAACCCGGTTACCAATTACCATGGCATCATTTGCGTCACTTATGTGCACACCATATTGAGACATTACGGACTCCATAGACTTGGTTGCTTCCTCAAGCTCAACCATGTCCACAGTAGATAGTTTCGTGGATTGGCGAACGAGTTCTTGTACAACGTTTACATCCTTGTACATACGACCCCAGAGTCGAGCAGATTCCGTGACATCCAAGATATTGGAGCCGAGTTCATGAGCGGTATGGATGAACTGTTGCGTCTCCTTGTTGAGCTTTTGGGTATCCATAATCATTTTGTTCGTTCCATCTTCAAAATGAACAAAATAGTGCTCATTGGTCTGCACGTATCCGGCCATGTTTGACTCTATTTCTACCAAGCCTTCATGCATTGCCTGTGTGACTTCATGCATTACTTTATACATGCTATGAAAAACTACGGCATGAGTAGCCATGTCACCTAATCTACCAATCCAGCTTTTAGAGACAGCATCCATAGTGGTACCCATACGCTTGGTCTGCTGTTCAGTTTGAGACAACGCCTGCCGAATCCTTTGTTCCTCAGCTAGCACTTTCTCCCTGAGAGCTTCTTCTTTTCTCTGCCGCTCTGTCAGGGCGACACGTATTTTCTGCTCCTCCTGCAAAATACGTTCCCTCGTGCGCTCATCTGTACCTGTTCCGGTTGCTTTCGCGGCCTCCTGCCCTGACTTAACTGAACGATTTTGAAGAATCTGCATCTTTTGTTGATGTTCTCGTTCAGACTGCTCAATCTGTTGATTTCTTCTCTTAATCAAGGCTTGTTGCGCCTGCATTTTAGCATCGATCAAGCGGTTGGTTTGCTCAATCTGTTGAGCCCTGGCACCGAGCAAAGCAGTTTGAGCAAGTTTTTGCTTTTGTTGAGCCTCATATTCGGCTACTATCTTCTGGCGGCGCTGTTCCGAGGTTAAAGCCATTTTATCCATTGCTGAAGATATATTTTTGTATGACTTCTCAGCGGATGATAACTCAGCATTCAGCGCCTTGAACGCATCAGCATTACCTTTAGCACCCGTATCAATGTTCTTAAATGATTGTAGCACTGTACCAGTGTCTAGTTTTATCCGCGCAGCAACGACATCTCTATTTGTACCCTCTGCCATATTGCCTCCTTCCTACCTTGGCTGGAAGAAACCAAGATCGGATAAGTATTTTGCTTTCTTCGGCTTTTTGTTTTCAACCGTACCACCATGAAGAGTGATTTCGAATTCACGAGAGCGCTGTTTTTCATTCATTAGTGCTCGGATTTTAGGTATGGTCATATTAGGCCACTCTGTATCTGATATCCCGTTGCTGATACAGAGTGCCCACAAACCCACCCAGTCCGTTCCTGGTTGATCCACCTCACCATCATCCGAATCCTCATCTTCTTCAGAATCAGGATCTGGAGGAAAAGATTCTTTATAGAAATCGATCCAAAACGTTATCCAAAGCCTGGATGCCCTCCATGTCCACTTGTTCATACTCTTCATCCGTTAGGCCCTCAACAAAAATCAGATCGAAGGCTTTTTGATATGCCTGCTCAATAGCCGGACAGTCAATAGCCGGGATATCCTGCTCACCAACTTGCGTTGCTTCAATGGCATCCCGTCCAATTACATAGCTAAAGCGAATACCCTTGAGGTTCTTCGCTTGCTGCCGAACTTCCCGAATCAACTTGATCGTTCCGACCTTAATTGTCTTCTGTAGTCCCTCAGCCAAACGTACAGTGCCGCCAATGTTCAAGGTCTGGTCCAACGTTTTCTCTTCTTGGGTTTCAACTGCTTGTTCAACTTCGCTCATGTTCATTCTCCTTTGAATTGAAATATAGTTTATACCAAAAAAAGAACCCCACCGATTACCGGCAGGGTTGCAAATATTTGTTTAGATTCCGAACTTGATTGTCATTGCATAACCGTTCGGATTTTCCGGTGTACGATCCGGCTCCATAACTTGCAAATCCATGGTAGACGTATTAGCTTTCTTACGCTCCTGAGAAACGTCAAGCGTACCGCCGCCCAAAGCCTTGAAGATTGTAAGTTGGCATTGAATTTCGCTGTTTGTTTTATCATCAATCAGTTTAAAACGATGTGTGAATTTGAATGCAGTAGGACGGCGAGTTCCGCTGAAAGAAGTCTCCGTTCCTTGTTCAGTCCAAACATACGTCACAAGCAGCTCTTTTCCGTTATTTTCAGCCGTTGATTCAATTAATCCTTCTGCCGTAATGGTGTACTGTTGATCTGTAGGTGTTGATGCTACTCGGGTAAGTGGTGTCAACGCATCTGTATCAGGGTCTTTCAGATATACTTCGTCACTATCCTCGACGAGCGTATCACCAAAAGCAAGCTTATACCCACCTGATTTCAGGAATGCTGTCTCTGTTTCATCAAAGGTAATAGACCCTTTCTCTGTTTTACCCCCTTGAGACATATCAGCAATAGCTGCTGAATAACGCGGAACTTCAATACTTACTTTGTCTTGAAGGTCCCCTGCGGTGTAGTGAAAAGCATAACCACTGTCGCCGCCCATAACCGCCTGCCAGTCAAATTGGAGTTGTAACGTAACCTTTGTTACCTTGTCCTCAACGTACTTAATTGTGTTATCCAAATTACGGGCTACGATTGTTCCTACGCCATCAAAAACGAGTGGTCTCATATTTATCCTCCTTGGGTATAGAGTTGATTAGACAAGCTCCCAGAGCCGCATATCAATCTCTTCAATTCGTTTGTAATCTTCGGTTTCTTTGTATCCCTCAATAGGCTTCTGACCGTCTATCAGCCCAAGTTTCTTTGCCAGTCGAATCTTTTCTTGAGTCAGCTTCTTAAGCTCAGGAATTTTTTCCTTAGCTTCAGGTTTTACGTCTACTTCCTCGTGCTGTTGTTCAGACATATTTTCACCTCAATTCATTCGGAGATAGTCCACATCAAAAATGGCCTTATATCCTTTGACACCTTGTATTCCCGTGGCAAAATCAGCATCATATGTCAGTATGCAAAGGTAAGTCGCCCAACCTGGCATTGTAATCCGTTTATCATGCAGAATGCGAAACGCTCTTTCGAACAGCAGCTTCGCCGCATAACCTGTGCCGGCATAAAAATCTAAACAGAACTTCCCTTCGAACACTAATTGATTCGGAGAAAAGCGTCCCGGCATCACATATTGGCAGATATGAGGAACAGTTTCATGACTTACAGTGATTTCAGGTTCCATTCCCTTTGTCAATCTCTTCACTACCTCCTCGGAAGGTGAAGATGAGTCAAGCTCAAGTAACTCCATGAGTTCGGCATCACCTTTAAGCGCATGCTGCACTGCATCCAACAATTGAAGACTCAATCTCTCACCTCCCTGAAGTAACGATGATATGGAAACTCGGTAATGACACGACTAATCCCGTTTAATATCCGATCACGATTGGATTCAAGAGCGATACGCATGAAATAAGTAGGAGGAGTAGCTTTGAACGAAGGATCAAGGTCCCCACGTTCTGCCAACTCCTCCAAATCTACACCTGCGTATCCGCCTTTGGACTTTTTAATTGTGCCATCGATAGCTCTGTAAGTACCTCTACCCCGGCCTACGACTACCCGGCTACCCTTTGACCTCAGCTTGTTCCATGCCTCACTGTTCATGTAGCTGACTAAGCCTGGGTTTTGACTCGGTCCAGCCATAAGTGAGCCTTTACCGAATTGCTCAAGCCACGCTTGCCAGTAATCAGCGGTGATGTCTCCTGAAATCATTTGGTTCGCTAGCACGATCATTTGCATCTCCAACCGCTCACGGACAGCAGGGTAATACCGAATGCCGGTCTTCGCAGTAAGTAATACGATTTTCGTTAGACCTGTGATTTCAACCGCCAACTTGTTTTCCAAGTCCTTCGCTGCACGCTCAGCATCATAACCGGTAATCATCGCCGGTCCTCACAAAATTGGATGTACAGTAGATTCGGATACTTGATCCGATCAACTACATCCACTTGATATTTCTTGCCGGAAATCACAATGCGATCTGGACTCATAAGCGTCGGATCACTCGGCTCTCTAACATCTACATCGGTTTGCAAAAGAAGAATCAACGATGTGGTTGGTAGAAGGCCAGGATCTTCTTGTTTTAGTTGTGCGGAGACACGTTGAGCGAACCCAATAACTTCAGCGGCAACAGGTACAAACTCAGGTTTGCCCTTTGGATTGTCATTCGTATCGAACGCCTGCTTGTACCGCTGGACTTCCGCGGTAACGTTCGTTTTGATTAAAGAACAGTATTTGTCAGTATCCACCGTATTTCGGATTGTCTGGACTAAGAAAGAATCACTCGTCCGCACCAAAGAGCCCCTTTCAACCATTGAATCTGGTGAAAACAGCCCATTGTACACGTATTCTTTGCCCATTACAGTCGTTGCTTTTGTTTCACGAGACAGAATGACCGATTCCTCATTTTCGTCCACTGTACAGGCAGTGTGACGGTGAGAGAACTCATAGAACAATTATCTTCACCTACCTAAATGACCGGAGCTCGAACTCCGACAACAAATCGGCAATCTCCGGTGTGATCATGTTATTTCCAAAGTACTCAATGCTGTAATCGAAATCCTTCTTCGACTTCACATTAGAATTAGGATTGGTAGCCATCTGACCAATGAGCAACCCACAAGCTACCTTCACTTTATCAGGTATGATATCCCACCCGCTTGTGTAGCTCACTTCCAACTCTTCGTAGGCTGATCCAAAAGGTGAATGTCCACACCAGACAGTTCCGATCTCCTTGTCCACATCTATGATACTTAGATCATCAATGGTTTCGAAGTTAGGAGAACCGAAGAAATTCCCGAAAACACCCTGTGCAGGTCTTCCTTTTGCGCTAAGCACATCAACAATAGGGTAATAGGACAAGTGTCCTCGCTGCGCATCAGTGATCCGTATCCGCTCGGTGTATGCCTTTACCCCAATCTCACGCTTACACTTGCCGTCAATAATGGCAGATGCACGAATGATCAAAGGTTCTGTTAGTTTGACACCGGCAGGAACATAATCGATATCGGTAACTTCGAGGTAACGGCTCATTTCGCATAACCAGCTTTGATGAGCGTATTTCCTAGTGCGCTTGGAACGAATGTCTTTCCTTCCTGGAATGTCACAATCCCTCCGTTGAAATGGATAGAATGCGAGCCTTTACACTGGCTTGGCGTGCCGATCAAAGTCAATTCAACAACATCCGGTATTTCTTCTTTTCGCGGTTCAACAACCTTGCTGGATATAAAAGCTTCTCGTGCTTCATTGAGCGCGTTATTTCCAATTTCAAATTGACTCGGTTCAGCACCATCAGTTGCTACCAATGATTCAGCTTCTTTGATAGCACTTTGAAAAGCTTCAACAGCAGCGATTGGATAATGCCCCGGATCATCCCCTGCTTTCGTTTGAGATAGCAGTTCAATAGCAGCAGAAATAGCATCCTTCAATTTGTCCAAATTCGATTTTGCCACGATGTAACTCTCCTCTCTGTAAGACGGCCCTTCTGGGCCGCCTTGAACTTGATTAGCCTACAGAAGCGATTGTAGGACGTTCGATAGTTCCATACGCATGAGCGTAACTTGGACCTTTAGCAACCGGCGCACCATATTTCACACCGACGTATTGTTCAAGCAAGTTGCTTGTTGTTCCAAGTTCGAACAAGAACATGCCCTTTTCCCCAACATAGTGATACTCAATCATGGATTCGGTAACAATTGCGATACCGTAATCCGTATTGCCTGTGTTAGTCTCGTTTGCTTTAGAAGGCATAAACGGCTCAGGGATGATCGGTAACAAGCCAGCCGCTGTCATGATAGTGGGAACCTCAAGACCCGCCACAACTGTTTTACCAAACGGATCAGACATTTTTCCGCTTTCTACAGCCAAACGTACTTCCTCAGTCATGTGATAATGACCGATTGGGTTAATATAGATCGCTGTCGGTAGTACTTCATATTTCTCGCTTCCTACCATTGCGGCAACTTTTGCTCGAATAGCAGCAACAATTGAAGCTCCAACACCTACTGTGAACGTATTTGTGATCTGACTTGGAATGCCCATGTATTGTCTAGTGGTAGGAACAGCCAATGCAGTGTCATTTCCACGCCATAGGGCTTTACCATGTGTCAATGCAATACCATTTAGCATGTCATCGAGATCCTTGGCTTTCAGTTCAGGGAAGTTATTTTGCTGTTGTCCGAGAGTGACATCGTAATGCCCGAAGTTGACCTGATTCGTCAAAGCCTTGATCTTCACACCATGAGGCGTGCGCTCATTGCTTGTTGGTGTAGCCGAAGGATTACGAGGATCGATGAAATCCCCACCGTTGACAGTGTTTTGTTCATAGTACGTTGAGATATCACCTGTAGCTGGGACGTAATTGATTCGTCCATCCAACACCGACTTCCGGCGAAGAATGTCTGTAATTTCTTTTTGATAATCATCCGTAATCAGAGCACCTGGTCCTTGGAATTGAGTTGCTGCTGCGATATCAACGAATTGAGCTTGCCCTACGCGGCTGTTCATATATTACACGCTCTCTTTCTGGGCAAATTGTGCTTTTGCCTGCATTTTTAATTTGAATGATTCAGAGGACGAAAGGTTCAGGGCATCAACTGAAGCACAGAAGGTTCTGTAATCAGTCCCATCCTCGCTTCCAGAAAGGTTAGCACCATATTTGGAAAGCAAAGAAGTAGCACTGATTGTTTTACGTTCCGGCTCACCAGGAGGTGTAGCCGCAGCCTTCAACTCTTTTAGTTCTTTCTCCAATGCAGTTGCTTTGTCTTGAGCCGCTTTCAGATCAGCAGCAGCCTGTTCCTCTGCCGTCTTTTGCTCATCCTCTTCCTTCGATGCCTTCATACTTGTAACTTCAGTTTTAATAGACCCAACCTCAGTTATAACGTTGTTCATACTCGCGGCAATGGTTGTTATGCTGTCTTGCAACGCCTTCATGGCATCTTCCATTGCTTTTACTTGTTCCGGTGTCATATCGACATTCCCCTGTCCTTTTGTTGTATTTCGAGCTGCAAAGCTCGTTGTTTTATATGCAGCGGCATCAGCAAACAATATTGCAGCTCCTGTGCCACAGAACTCCATAACATCGAGTACATTTTCATCATCTGCGGAATTCTGTACAGATGCTTCCATTTCAAGAGATGCTCCAAACTGGAACTCACTCCAATTGTGTTCTTTTGCCAACCCATTGTAATAACGGATAGTCGCAACCACGTCAGGGAAGTCTTTCCCGTAGATGAAACCTTCGATCCAAGCAAAACCATCCATGTTTCGATATGCCTTCTCTATGACTGCGACTTTAAAGCGCGTATCATGATCTGACATGCCGTTGGTATAATCAATGTTGAGAGCCATCCCGACAAAAGTATGCAAATTTTTATCACATACGTCTGAAGAAATCCTAATCTTCTTTCCTCCAGCACCATGCGGTGATCCATCGCTCGGCTGATCGACAGCAAATAGTGCACACTTGAAAGGGACTTTGTTGGGATGCCCACCTTCATCAGACAATTTAAAGTCCTGTACACGCATCCGTTGATTACTCAATTTCAATGTTTTGAGCATTTAACTTCTCACCCCCTCCCACGGAATTGGAGTTCTCGTCTTTCCCACCGATTTCTCGGAGTAGGAACAGACCGCTGATAAGTCATCCTCACCAGCTTAGAAACTATCTTTGAAAGCATTTCCCCACCATCTCTCTGTGAAAATAAAAAAACACCGACTCATTTAAGCGGTGTTAAGGTTCATCCTCTTCAATTGTATTTGGTGGAGGATCACTGGTGGTTTCTTTGGATTGCGGTTGTCCTCCAGCAGAGTCCTTCAGGTTCACTACTGTTGTTTTGCCTGGAACAAGCAATACTTCTCCGTGACCATTAGGCAATGCCTTTTTAGCTTGCTCATCACGAACCTCATCTGGTGTTATAACCCGTCGATCCAAATAAATCGCATCAATATCTGCCTTGAGCTTTCGATCTTTCAAGGAAGTTTCATAATGGAATTTGAATTCAAGAACGCCACCCATACCAAAGATACCGTCAATAATATGATTATTTATATGTTCGACAATATTCTCTGATATAGATTGGACGGTATCCTCAGTGTCTTCATCCTCGCTATCAGCGGTGCTTCTATTAACATCCTTGGTTTGTCCAAGCTTTTTGGGCGATATATCAAAGGAGATAGCCACGATTTCAATCAAGAAACGCTGCCATTCAAGGAACAAAGCTTTGTCATCAGTAGCTCCAAGATCATGAACACTTGATTTCTCGCTTCCGATGATCGGGTCAATGCCTCTTCCCATGATTTCATTTTCCCAATAAGAACGAAATGCCTTTATTGCTTTAGCATCAAATTTGTCACCCAAATTAATAAGCTTCCGCCTGCCTGCATTTGAAGTTTGCTTGCCCGCTGATCGATGAGCTGAAATGAACATTTCAACGGACTCCCAAACTATTTCAAGTGGAGAAAGACCAAATGGCGTATTGCTCCTTGGATTCATTCGTATATACATCAATTCAGAGGATTTCAGGTGAATATGCTGTCCGTTAACCCTCTGTGCATACCTGTATGAATTCGGTTTCCCATCCCATTCTGGATATAAGTCAACCGAAAATGAATCAACCGGATACATCCTGAACGGTCTGCGTGGATCTCCTGCCCGAAGAACCTCAGATGAACCAGCGCTACATACGAGCATATCTTCAACCAGTTGCTCAATCCATGAGCGAAACGAATCACCAGGATTGGGTTTTAAGAGAGATCTCTCGATAATTTTACATAATTCTTGATACTTCTCGCTCTCATTCTCATCGATCGTTGTCACAGACCAGTTCAGCTTTGTAATTCCGTTCTTGATAACGTTGATTGCCCTTCTCGGAATAGGAGACTCAGACAATTTCCGCAAGTTTGTTGGAGTACGTTTAGGTGCTGGTTGGTTATTACCTTTGCGCATCATTACTCCGTACGGAAAAGGATAACTCTCTGTCATTCGGTCAGGCTCATTCTTCGTCCTTCCTGCTTCAAGCCAGTTAACAAACCATGATCTTACCCCCAATCGCTTACCTCCTTTCTGACAAAACAAAAAGAAGGCAGGAAAAGTTTCCTTACCTTCTTTTTTTGGTCATACTTCTATGGATTTATAATATCATTCAATTATTGCGGAATTACTACGGATAAAATAGCACTAATTAGCCCATTACCGCCAACGAAGACCTTCAATTAATTTGATGTACGAATCACTAACAATTTTAAATCTTTCATGAGAACCATTAAATAGTCCCGCCTTTAAAGGCGGCCATTCATCTTTTAGACGATACGCCTCATTTTTCAATTCAGTTATAGCACTCTCACTGTAACCTGTATACTTCCAAGCAAACCTTCCAGGAGGACCCCACACACGCTCGCCTTCTTTATAATCGATATCTGCATAAACTAACGCATAAAAAACTTCGAATTTATCAAATGTTTCTTCGTAACTTTTCCCCATGAAAAACAAGTCATCAATTACTGGTTGGATTTCTTTAAACAAATATTCACTTTTGGGTACATATTTTCGGTCATAATCAGGAAGTCTTCTAAAAATATCATCAATTTCTCGGGTTGGAGGAAATGCCTTAATAATTTCTTGAGCGTTACCATAACGTTCGTTTTTAACTTTTGTTGTGAGTACAGTAGCAAGCATTCCATAATTCTCGGTAGCTAAGGCGCTGATTCCAGCAGTATACACCATTAGAATTAATGGGTACCACCTCAAGTTAAGCCACGGTACACTTCCCGACCCTATTTCATTGACTTCGGCCAGACGCGTGATAATTTTTTTAACAATAACTTCTTTTCTTTCTTCTCCCCAATAAGCAATAGATGCTATTACTGATTGAAGATTCTCACTGACGTCCTCATATTTTTTTAACCTTTCCAAGAGTTCATCCTGACTGAAATCTCCTTGTGTAGAGAAATTCTCGCCGAGAAAGGAAATCAGTTGTCTCAACTGTTGATTGATTATGTCATCTAATTTAATGTGGTATCTATCTTCAGAAAGATATTCTTTGACTTTATCTATAATCTCTTCTTTTGAGGAAGTATTCCGCTCTACTGTGGGCGGGATTATAATCATTTGATCAATATCTTTCTGATCATCTCTCAACGATGAAAGTATAGGGGCCTTAAATATAAAGTCACCATCTCCATCGAAATATCCATAATGAGGGGTTTGGTTTGAATAGATGTCGTTGGAAACTTTCTGGTATACATATGACATTAGTCCGTTCGCAGTTATTGTACCATCACTTTGAGCTGCCTCTCCTTTTAGCCCCTGTAAGAAGTGTCCTGTAAATATTGAATGGTTAGGGAGTGGTCCTCCTGCATCAGATACAACTTCATCTGCCTTACCAGCAGTTAAGACTTGTCTTGTATATCTTTTAAGCATGTCTTTTAAAAAACGAGCGCTTCCCGGCTGAAGGGACCTGGTTATTGCAAGGCCTCCATAACATGCATCCATTACAAATAAAATATGTTTTGCATTGAATAAATCTGAATTTCGAGTAAGCTCGTCCCATCGTATAAATGTGGAAATATCATCAAGGGTACCATCCACAGGTATCAAGAATCCTATTTCTCCTCTTGTACCTGAAATAGTATGACCATGACCAGCGTAAAAAACAAAAATTTTGTCATCAGGATCTGTGTTAAAAAATCTCATAAAACTCTTCATGATGTTGGCTTTTGTAGCATCCTGATCAAGCAAGACTGTTACATTTTCTTGCAGGAAATCAAATTCTTCTACTAAGGTTGAAGCAACCTCTTCCGCATCACTGCAAGCATAGGACAACGGGCTTACGTGTTGATAATCATTTATCCCAATTACTAATGCAAAGTTATTCTTATATTCTGAACTAAAAGTTGTAGACACACTACATCCCGCCTTTCTGTTACATAATACGATATTTTCTGCAATGGGATGTAAATTCCCTTCTTTCAATTTTATTAATTTGGGGTTAGCCGAATGCAAACCCTGTATCTGTTTCAATCTCCGCAAAAGCTAGTACAAAGGCATCTGCCCTATCTGGAGATTGAAGACCTCTTTTTTTCATGTCTTCTTTCTTTTCAAGATAGATTCTTCCGTTACTGCCCATCCTCCATTTACGGGATGTCAGTTGTGTTACCAACTTCTCGTCAGCAGGAAGTTCAAGGACTCCTGGAACTCCCAGCATATAATTGCTCATGTTCTCTTCAAGTAAAGCTTTAATATGTCCCCACATCTCGGAACCAAGATTTCCATAATGCGTATCTTCTGCCGACGAACCATTGTTAACGCCGATGATAGTGTATCCGAGCCCCTTCTCATCATTGATCTCATTCAGTCGATCCGTCACACCTCCACCTACGCCGCTATCATCGACTCTAATTTCCACTTCATCCACTTCTGTATGCTCTGACTTGATATCATCAACGATCCGTAATACCCAGCCAGTAGTAGTCATAGTATCCTGCTTATGGTGGAAGTGGCTCTTCACTACCTTCCCGCCAATCTGTCCGTATATGGTAGTTTCATCGTCACCAAAACGAGCCACGTCCACGCCAACAGTGAGTTTGTGTCCATTAGATACAATTCGAACTTCATTCTTGGCAAACTCAGCCGCCTCTAACGCGATGAATGTGTCCGACTCTCCACGAGGGAATTCTCCTTCAACCCGGACACGCCATACATCAGATCCCTTACCATATTTACGTTCAAGCATAGCTATGTTCTCTTTACTTGTCCGAGGACTGTTCAGACATGAAACTTTGTGCGTATTATAATCTGCCCGGTCCCTGTTGTGTGAATCATAAAACACACCGCTGGTCCGAGTCGGGTTTCCACACATGAGCAACTTGTTGAATTCGCCTGAGAGTGTACCCAGGATCGCTTCCATGATCCGATCCTCAACCCCGGAAGCTTCGTCCACAATGAAAAGCATGTAGTCTTCATGGAAACCCTGCATGTTCTCGGGCTTGGTAGCTGTCCGGGCTGTAGCAAACCAGCGTTCCTCGTAATTTCTCATATAAATCTTCGTTTTGGTCCATTTAAGAATTTTCTTGAGTAGTGGGCTTTTCTCTTGCCATTTGCTAATCTCAGCCCACAAGACATCGTGCAATTGTTGACGAGTGGGTGCTGTACAGATAACCTTCGGAAACGGGAAACACGAAAGGAACCAAAGTGCTACCGCAGCCTCAAGCCCAGTCTTACCAACACCTTGACCGGATCGTACAGACACTCTCGGATTTCCTGCTATGTCCATCAAAACATCTGCTTGCCACTCGTCAGGAGTGAATTTCAGTAGCTCCACGCAAAAAAGCACCGGGTTCTTCCGGTACTCAGGGATTCGCTTTTTGAATGCAGCAAAGCGGCGTTTCGTTTGAGGAGACTCTTTATTCACCAGACTCCACCGCCTTTACCCAATCTTCGATCAGATCATCTTCGGTATCTCCATCGCCGTTCTTAAGTTTCTCAATCTCAAGGCGGGTTTTATCAACTTTGGCCTGCATCTGATCCAGTTTCAATCTTCGCTCATCTTCCTGCGGCGCGATATCAAGGAATTGTTTGATAGCTCCCCTGATCTCACGCATGACCGTAGCCTCTGCCTTGATGAAACTAGCGTATTTATCCCAAGCGAATTGAATTTCCCATTCGTATTCATCTCCATACTCACCTGGTTTCTCCCTTTTTAACTCTTTGGTCATATCCTCTTTGTCTTTGATGAAGAAGATACACTGCGCCCAAATGATTTTACGGAATCCCTGGGTGATGTTATGCCAGATCATATCTATCGGTTCCATTTGCTGCACTATATCAATGAGTTCAAGGTATTCAGCGTCTTGTGGCTCAAATTTACGGAATAGACCATGCGTGACAGCTTTCTGATTGCCGAGTGGACCTCCTTTTCCACCTCGATTACCTTTGGCGTTCTGATTGCCACGAGGAGCACCGGGTTTAGCATTCCCCATCTTTCCTTCCCATTGATCAAGTGACTTCCACTTCCGGACTGACTCAGATGTGATGCCCAACTTTTCCGCAATCTCTTTCGGCTTCATCACAGCGCCACTATCTTTCCAAATTTTGAACGCCTTCTTACGATTCGGATTCTGCTTCCTGCTCACAAAATTATCACCACTTTCATGTAATTGAGTTGGAATTCCTATTTAAGGTCAGTAATAGTCAAACGTTACGAATCAAAATAAGCCTCCGGCTGGATCGCAGGCTACTGTTCTGTACTCATATCCACTAAATAATGTAAGCTGACTGAAACATAAAGGTAATAGTGTTTCACTCAGTTTAGGCATAAAATATTGCGTTTCTTCATCTAATGCGCATGATATTTCTTTTCTGAGTGAACTAAATGTTGTATTATGTTTCACTCATTTTATCTCAACTTAAGAATTGCTCTGTCCATCATGTCCTGAGTAAGTCCGATATAGTCCAGTGTCTCCCTTGGATCGCTGTGTCCGAACATCTCCATTAGTAACGCTAAATTCTCTGGATCGTCCATATAAAGGCGGTATGCCCAGGTCTTCCGCAGCGAGTGAACGCCGATGTCTTTCAATCTAAATTCACGAGCTGCTTCACTCAGAAAACGATATGCTGTCGTTCGGTCAATCGGCTGTTTCCGCATTCGACTTACTTTTTTTACTTGGCGGCTTGGAAATAGACAATCATTCGGGAACATGTCCGCAGTGTACTCATCGATATCTGATCGAATACTCGGATGAATTATAAATGTTTTGGCATGCTTGTTCTTTTGCTCGACCATGCTGATGTGTGTACCTTTAGTTTGCCACACCCTAAGACTTAGCAAGTCAGAAACACGAAGTCCGCTGTATATACCCATACAAAAAAATAAATAATTGCGCATGCTTCGTATATAGAAGTATTCCTTCATTCCATCTATAACCCGTTCATCACGGATCGGCTGTACCTTTCTCATTTAGTCACCTTCTCTTGACCATGATTCGACTTCCAGCAGCGCGGCATAATACACATCTGAACAACCCCTGTCCAGGTTCCCAAACAACAGCCCCGACATTTCTCTGGCTGCTTGTCCGAAACCCTCGGAATAGCCGGTTCATTTCTGCTGTAAAAATGACCTTCCATACTCTTCCCTCCAATACAAAAAGGCCGCTCAAAAGAGCGACCTTCTCATTTACGTTATTATATGGATTTAAGATAACATGCTTTTGATTCGCATTTACTGCGAATTTTGGGTTAATAATTGTCGTAGGACCTATTGTATTTTCAAGTTATTTTGAATACTGTATCTGATATATTATTTTCCAATATAGATTCTTTTTGAAAAAGTATATCCGAGATTTCCCCATAGGAAATATGAAATAACACCAATAATTATACTCAAAATGTAAAGATCTGAGTAAATTCCCGTCAGAAGGAATATTACAGAGGAGGCGACTGTTATAGCGCTTAAACTCAGCAGTATTTTATTTGTAGGGAATCGCGTATTTTTTTTGGATAAGGGAAGGAATGCTGGATAAAATCCAACCAAAAATCCAAGAACACAAAGTGGTAACATTGGATTCACTAGCCTTATAAAGATGCTGTTTGGAAACTCACCAGATAAATATATTTGGTAACGAATAGAATAATGTAGAGCGAATAATAAAACAACAAGATAAATTATAATCTTAACAAGATCAATTACATATTTTGATATATTTAACATCCCCTTTACAGTAATCTATTGACTTAATATACCATATTTTGTTATGGTTTAAAAGGAATAAAAAGTAAATCTAGGGAGAGATAAAATTTGAAAAAAATTAGTAAAGTAGCTAAAATCTTAACTACAGCCGTGTTAATGTCCACTATCATGGCTGGTAGTGCACTCGCAGCACCTCAAGTTGATACCACCAGTAGCGCTCCTATTATTTCGGTTCAAGAATTGAATAATGCTCCAATCAATAAGAAGATGAAAAAAGTCTATACCGCTGACCAAATCCCTACCGTAGCTGAAGTAAATGAAGCCCTGAAAAACTTGAATGTCTCCGATGCCAATCCGTATCAATTCATTGATCTTGGTAATGGTTTTAATATCGAAGCAGGCGGTTCAAATGCCGTACAACCTTCAGATCAAGTAGGAGCAACTGTAATTCAAAACACAACTGCTACAGGATATTACAGGGTCAATGCGTTGGGGTTAAAATTATATGACATAACTGTCTCGGCATCATACTCCTATGATGACAAGACCAATGAAATAAAATCTGTACAAAACCCTATCAGTGCAAATGCATCTGGTGGTATTGGTTGGACAGGAGAAATCACACAGAAAAAGGCTTATAAGATTGACAACAAAGCATGGGATCTCATTGCCGATGCCAATTATAGCTACATCAAGGTTATTGGTAATTACGCCGGACATATAGAAGTCCGTTTCACCGGAACAGGTAACTGGTATATGCATGATACATATATTGGTGATTCTCATTATTGATTATAAGTAAATGATTAAAAGCTCTATCAGTATTCAGCTGATAGAGCTTTTTGTACTTATATTCTGAAATCCTATAAGGCAGGAATCCTGAGTCCGATTTCGCCCTCTTTGTTCCTTCCGCGGCCATAATCAATCGTAACAAGGTCCAAAGTCCGGTTGAATTTAAGGCTGTTAGCGATATTGGCTATTGCTCTACGCCGTTTATCTGCAAACGTGGTCGCTGCAATACCAGGAACATCTTTGCGATATCCCTTCTCCATGTAACCTTGTGCTTTTAGATACTTCTTGCCTTCTAAAAATAACAATCTCGCTACTAAACCCTCATGCGGATCTTTAATGTTATTTATGGCGAATTTGATGTTATTAGATATGAATACGTACAGCTCGTAGTTGGCGTGCCGCTTGTCCTTCATGATAACTGCGTTTGCTGTGACGTCAGCAGTCAATTCATGGCCTGATTCACGTTTAGCAACCGATCCCTCTGCGGACAGTAACTCATACGCCGACATTCCATTCTCGATCTGTTTAAGTGCATATTCATAATTTTGAATGATGTCTATCATGTCTACATATTTTCCGAGGAGCCATTTAGTTTTACGGATATCTACTTCGTCCACATCAGAGAAAAAGTTTAGTTGAATGATCTTGTTTGTATCCTCGAAATCTTCCTTGTTGACTACCACAACTACATCATCGTTAATCATGTTGCACCTCCTCTGGTTCAGGAAAATTTTCCTGATCGTATTTTCATCTGGAATCGTTGTTTAATCATTCCACTACCAATTTTCCTAATTCCCGAATCTCTGATTTGCTACTAGCCTTTGTGAAGTTGTTCAGATATGCGATTTTCTTCATTGCACGCTTAGATTCAATTTTTACAACAATCTTTTCTGAGTTGGACATGTGGCTGCTGTTAGCATCGTAAAATTTACGTTGTAATTTAAGTCCTGTCGTCATGATTTTTTGAATATCTACTGCATCGTCATAAGTTAATCCGAATTGTCTCATGCTCTCGCCCCCTTCGTCCATGGACCTCGTCTTTCATCTATAGTCATTCCATGTGTGTGCATCGAAGCATAGTGACCGCCTACCCACTTCACACCCAAGTCCTCCGGCATGTAAATCTCTCCGGTACAAGAGATGACCGCGAACCCTTCATGGCTCCAATGAGCCGCTTCTACCAGACATCCGATTTCTCTCATGCTTCTTCCTCTCCAGGCTTATTGATCGGCGACCAGTGTGTTACCCACGGTATTAAAGCGTTGTTGATCCGCCAACCGTATTTACCAGTGCCAGGAATGCTTGCATGCTGCGCAATCAATATCTCGTCCATTAGTGACGATGTGGTCTACATGACTCGGGATACTCCGGTCTGTCGGTTCGTATTTACGCCAAGGTATCATTCTATATCCGCTCCTTTGTGTGGTGGGAAGGGAGGGTATTCCCTTCCTCCCTAATCAATCAAGCACGTCACAGACCGTAGCTTTATCAGGGTTCTTCCTCTTCGCGAGTCGTCGCTTAGCGGTCGGCATTGTCAGCCATACGATATACTTTGCTGTTACACCCATCTGCTGGGCACATTGATATGACGTACCCATTGCTAACAATTTTTCTCCTTTATACACTGCGTATTGTTTCATGTTTGTTTCCCCTTCCTCTGTTAAAAAAGTGCCATCTGTCCGACTTTTCCAGCAGCTATCGGATTAATCCATAAAACCTCGGTCCGGATCCGACCCGCTTCTGCTTTGACTGACTTTGTTTCCCTACGCCAATCTGCCAATCGCTCGTCATACATTGGATGAGCGTATCCTGAAAGTACAACCGGTCCAGGATGATCCATCAAAGCGTCAAGCAGTTCCGTGTGGTCATCCTCATTCATTTCGTTTTTGTACATCCGCTTGCTGCGAGTTGATAGGATGTATGGCGGATCTGCATATATAAGGACTTCAGGGCGTTTATATCTTCCAATCAGCTTCACAGCAGGCTGACATTCTATCTGAACATCCCTTAGACGGTCCGTCACTTGCATTATTTTGTCCGGTAGCTTCTGCCAGTCACGAGCTGGATGAGGTGCGTTCAAGTCGATGATATGCCGCCACCCTGTCCGATCACTCGTTTTCCCTCCTCGGGCCATCCAGCACCGGACCAAGAATCTGCGTGCCCGTTCGATATCGTTCCCTTCGGTTTCATAACCCTTGTAATACTCTTCTCGGGCATATGGAGTCCAATGAATAAGTCTGGCCAGCTCTTCAGGTTGATCCCGAATGATCTGAAATAGGTTTGATACCTCTCCGTCCAGGTCGTTCACCGTTTCAAGAAAGGATCTACTTTTGTTGAAAAGTATGGCTCCGCTCCCGAAGAAAGGCTCCAGGTATGTGGTGTGATCAGGGAACTGGCTGATAATCCAATCTGTCATGCTCCATTTGCTCCCTGGGTAATGTAGAATCCTGGGCGTTTTCATGTGTCTTGTCTCCCTTCTACATACTGAATGCCATTTGTCCTTGCTCCTGCTCTGCATATCTCTCCAGAGTAAGGTTATTTCCAGATCCCGTACAAAGCTCCGGCAGATTCGCCCGTACCAATGCTTGAGCGAACGGCGGCGGTACTGCGTTGCCGCAACGTGCAACCTGAGCACTTTTCGAATACTTCTGTCCGTTGGCATCAACTGCAATCGTGTAGTTGCTCGGAAACCCTTGTGCCGCAAACAGTTCGTGTGGTTCCAGCATCCGCATTCCAATGTCGATAATTTGGTAATCCACGCCTTGGATAGTCACAAGCCCAAACCGATCCTTGGTTGTAATAGTGTGCAATGGCTGGTCTACGGTTTGTCCGTTATCTGCGCTACCGTAATATTTCATGAGGAACGCCCGGACCTCTCCAAAGTGCAATCCGCCTGCTGTAATTGTTTGAAGCGGATCTGTAACCGGCTGACCCGTGTTGGTCCCACGCATCTTGACCAGGTGACTGGTGACGATGGCGCTTTTCCCACCACCTCCTGCTGTAACTGTTCCGATTGGTTTTTCAACCGAGCTTCCTATTGATTCTCCAAAATGACGGGCAATGTGTGCAGTCACTAAGGCGTTATGATCAACGGTGGTGACGGTATGGAGGGGGTCATCCAAGCTCACTCCTGCCCCGGTGTAATTTCCTCCGTAATGCTTAGCCAAGAATGCATTTAATAACATGTGCTGATTACCTGTTGTCACCGTCCTGAGCGGTTCGTCTGGAGAGCTACCGGGGTGACCTGTTGTATTGACCCCAAGAACCGGAGTCACAAGCAAATGTTCTGCCTTGGTTGTAATGGTCGTCAGCGGGTCCGTAGCCTTGTATTGCAACCGATCTCCGGCATAACCTGTCTGTCCGATACGTGCGATGTATGGTGTAACTAATCCCCATCCGTTTTTGGCTGTGATCGTCTTCAGTGGATCATGGATGGAATCGCAATAATGGTGATTGCTGCCCGAAAAATTGACACGCATTACGAATGGCTCAGGGTTATTGATTACAAACTTCTGCATACCCCTCGCTATCCGGCGCATCGTGTTCTCTGCCAGTGGCTTTTTCCGTTCGAAAATACTCGGGCAGGGGATGGACCAGTCAATGATTTCGGCTGCCGTTCTCCACGGAAGTCGCTTTCCTGTCTTAACATCCGGGCTGTCCGGTGCTCCGTGTGTCGGCTCAGGCCAGACAATAGGGAGTCCATCCCGCCGCGCTACCATAAACAGCCGTTTGCGGATCGTAGGCGCTCCGTAATCACACGCCCGTAACTCTCTCCATTCAACCTTGTATCCCTGTCGCCGGAGGGCATTCACAAATGTTCGGAACGTTCGGCCCTTCTGGTCCTTGTCGGGATATCCGTCAGCAGTTAAAGGACCCCATGTCGTGAATTCCTCCACATTTTCCAGCATAATCACTCGCGGCTTAACTGTAGCTGCCCACCGAACAGCGACCCACGCCAAACCGCGGATCTCCTTTGCAACCGGCTTGCCCCCTTTAGCCTTGGAGAAGTGTTTGCAATCCGGGCTGAACCACGCCAGCCCCACCGGACGACCGTTGACTGCTTCAACCGGATTCACTTCCCAAACCGACTCGCAATAATGTTGTGTATCTGGGTGATTCGCTTCATGCATTGCAATAGCTGCTGGGTCGTGATTAATTGCTATATCTACACTGCGTCCGGTTGCCAACTCAATTCCCGTACTGGCTCCGCCACCGCCTGCGAAATTATCAACGATGATTTCCTTCATATGCCCTATCCCCTCCCTATCCCCTAATTCTCTTAAATTTACGTTGTTAGGAGAACTAAATGTATCTTAATCATCGAATTGTCCGTAACCAAACGGGACTTGATGCTTCTCTTCAACTCTTACAATATCGTTAATTAAAGTCTCGAAAATTGCGATTTGTTTATCATCCATCATTTCAATAAGCCGGACCTCTTTTGCTTTCAATGAACGTCCTGCCGCAGAAGAAATTAGTTCTTTAACCGGGTTCAAAGATTGCTGACGGTTCTGTTTCTCCTGATCCGCTTTCTGTTGCACCTCTTGCTTCCGGTTATATTCATCCCAATCCTGTTCGTCGAACCAGAAGCGGTCTCCATATTTATCACGGAAGACGGAAATCCAAAATTGGAGTAATTCTTCATTGGTTTGAATCCGATCATGACAAGGCCAGCAAAGCCGAAGGCCGTTGGTTTTAACTCCGCGTCCTTTTCTACCTCGCGGATATACATGATGAGTAGTCGTTGCTTCAACAATCTTGCAGGATTCACAAATCCTGTTTGATTCTTCGATAAGTTCAGCTATGACATCCTTAGGGAAATCACCGCGTTCCTTGGAGCCTGGTCGGGTTTGGTGATGAGATAAAATTCCCTTCTTCCATTCCGGAACAGGTCGCTTTTCTTTCTTGCCACGTTCGAAACTGCTCGCTTTCTTTTCTTTCGCTTTTTTCTCCGGTTTCCAGAATGTCTGATGGGCCATTACTCATCCGCCTTTCCATCGCATTTCCTGTGCTTATGCTTATATTTTGAACCTAATTCACTACGAATCCACTACGGATTTTATAGGTTCTAACAGTCCAACTTGCTCTAATACAGCATAGTGTGCTTCTCTTTCCTCTGCCGTTGCTTGAACTCCGTTTACCGAGAATCCAACATAAAAGGCAATAGCTTGTGCACTTCAGTAGGTTGTTGATCGAAGTTGTTCAAATCTACAGTACTCACATCCAAACCTCCTTTACAAAGCCGACAATCGACTATGTTTTTCTTCAAATTTTGATTTTATGTCGGGCGGTAAATCGCTGATCACTGCATCCCATGTATTCATCAGTTCTTTGTTATATGAACTGAATTGTTTGATTTGCGCATATCTTTCAGATAAAGCTGTGGAGAATTCATCTTTTTCAGCTTCAGTCATAGTGCGTACCTCCCTTTTAACTATTAAGTTCCAGTACAATGTTGATCGTTCCAGTAAGTTGTTTCTTAATATGAGGTAAGGAAATGTTTCCTTGGACTAAGTTCCGTCCTTAGGTTATATAAGTTATATAACCAATATAAACTCCGGTTATCCTCTTGTCAATATAAGTTATATAACTTATAATCCCTGTAAAAGGAGGAGTGTGTCTTGGCTGTAGATAAGGATAAAAATACTCAAGTACTAGTGACGTTTCCTAACGAAATGCTGGATGAAATTAAGGAGTTCTGGCACAACGAGAAGTTGTCTAACCGTAATGTGGCAATTAGAACACTTATAACTAAAGGTCTTGAAAAACATAAGCAAGAAGTGAGGGAGCAAGAGGATAAGTAAACCTCTGGCTCCTTTTACTTTTGATTTAGAGAGTATCATATTCTAGGGAAGCTCCATCGTATCTCCCTCAAACCTAAACTCCGTTTGATTGGGATCGTGTGTCGGACCCCAATGACCATTATCCTTGAGAATTTGAACAACATCAGTTGCATAGACCTCATCAGTGTTTACGATCAGATACGTGTTCACCGCCTGTTTCCCTTCCGAAGCTCGTCCTGCCCGAACCTTATTGAGAAGCCGCAGCATCTGCACTTTCTCCAGTTCATTAAGATGTTTTTCAACGTCCTCGTTTTTGATTACGGTATGTTTGATTTTCATTTTGCTTTCTCCCTTCATCTGCTCGTTTTCTAAGTGCATTTGCCGCTCGTTTACGCATTGATTTTTCTTTCTTGTATTGTGCAAGCGGAATGAATTCTCCGCGCTTTTTAACAAGTATATCTATTGGTAAAGTCGGATATTTAGCTTGAAATAGTTTCAGTTTGACTCGGAATGTGGAGGTCTCCACTCCTTTTATATCCACCACCCGTTGACTGTCATCTAATTCTGTTACCAAGAAGTCAGCAGTGTAAGTGACCTTCGGTTTCTCTTGAAGAACAAATTTAGGATGACATTCGAAGGCTTTAATCTCCCCAAATTTCTTTTGCTGGAGAAGGAGCTGATAATACTCTCCCTCAGCTATGCTATCGAATCGTATACCGGTTATATCAAGGTTGTGCTTCTTGACGATCCATTCCGAGAACAATGTCCCGTCTTCAGTAACAATCACTTTGGTTGCATTGTATTTGTTCATTACACTTCTTCCGTCCTATAAGGAAGTACAATGTGAACTGATCTTTCATCACTCTCATCCAGAATATAAATTGGCTTCAACTTACCAGGGAAAACCAGTGTCACCTTATCTCCTTCTAATGCTTTGATAGCATCTATGAAGTACTTGGAATTCAGTGCAACGGCAAAATTTTCGCCTTTAAATGAAACTGGAACTATACTCTCATTCGCCTTTCCAGATTCTCTTCCTTTGCCGCGAATGCTCACTTCATTTTCTGTGATTTTGATGACGACCTGGTTATGTTTTTCTTCCTTGGCAAGTGTGTATACGAGGTCAAGACAACTCATTATCTCTCCTTTATCTACGATCACCTCGGTAACACCATCTGGCACAATCGACATCCGGCTCACATCCGGGAACGCCCCCTCCAACACTCGGGAGTAAAAGGTGAAACGGTCTGTTCTCGCGAATACGTGCACCACTTCTCCGGTGAAGGATTTCGAAAATCCAAATTCAAGATTGTCTTTATCCAAGATAATCTTTTGCAACTCACCCAATGCCTTAGCCTCAATGACAGCTCCACCCAAGTTGCCTACTTCTGTGCGCTGCTCCGTTTTTGCAAGTCTGTGCCGGTCTGTCGCTTCAATGCCAAATACTCCGTCATTAATGTAAACATGTGCTCCAGCTAGGATTGCAGCATTCTTGCCGGTTGGATCAGCGGCATAGGTCGCTTTTCTGAAAAGCTGTTTAAGTTCTTTTCCAGTAGTTTCAAACAACTCGCTATCATCAATGTCAGGTACTCTCGGAAACTCTTCTGTATCAAAGACACCCATATCTATTTCTTTCTTCCGAGAAATGATAATCACGTTGTTTCCCTGCTTCTCAATGCTCACATCGCCATTTAATTTCTTGATCACTTCCAGTGATAGCTTAGGGAGTGCAATCTGACCAGGCGATTCAACTTGAACATGTTCACTAAAAATATAAGACTGTATCGTTGTTCTTGTATCCGTTCCGGTGACCTTTACCCCATCCGCTCCAGCTTCGATCAAAAAGCAGTCCAGAATTGGCATAATATTTTTGCTTGCAATGGCCTTACTTGCATCTTCCAAGGCTTCTGCCAGCAGTTCGCTATCAACGAATATTTTCATAAGGTCGATTCACCTCCAATGGCTTTTTCTTTGCGTTGGGATTGCACTCCGGGCATGGTCCGAGCATCATCATTGCACCAATAAACTGATATTTCACTGTTGCTCCACCACAAGTTTTACACATCTGATTATCCCCTCCGTCTATTTCTTCCGTCTACCGATATTGTTTTTGCAAAAGGTTCAATCCGTTCAATAATCCGCTCCGCCTTCTTCTCATGCTGCTTTCTGTCCATCTCTTTGGCATCCTTTACATTAGCCAAGTGGTGTCTCAATTCTTTGATAGTCAAATTGGATGTGTAGATTGTTGGAAGCCGCTCCATGCGTCGCTGGAGTATAGGCCCAATTACTTCATCCCTTGTCCAAATGGTTAATGTCTCAGCTCCTATATCATCAAGTATCAGTACAGATGCTGTCCGGAGAGAATCAAGTTTGCTCTCAACTGTTTCTGTTTTGGAACCAATAGCATCCTTGACTTCAAGTAGAAAATCCGGGACATAAACCATGAGAACATCTATGTCACATTTGGCAAGTTCTTGAGCAATCGCTCCAGCGATCAGGCTTTTACCTACACCCATCGGTCCGTAAAGGTACAACCCTTCTGTCGTTTGCCCTGGAACAAATGTGCTACAGAATTTAACCGCCGCCGTAATGGCGGGTAAGCGTTGCGGATCAGGTTCGATGTCATCAAAGGTCGCGTCCAAAATGTGAGCGGGTATAAAATGGCTTTTGATTCTCTGACCAATCCCCTGCTGTCTCTCGTAGGCCTTTAATAAATTACATTTCCTGAGCCTAAACACCAACTCGTCCTGTTTATTAGGGTTAGGTTCTTCAACGCTCCTGTGACCCTTCTGGACGTTCTGACATCCTACTAGACCTGGGCACGTCTCGCATGCATCACATTGAGCCAAATGTTCGGATACATCCCTATACCGTCTTGGGCTTGTCAGGTCTCCGGAGCGATCAGGATAGACCTGTCTGAGTCGTTTGATTTCAGGATGGCTATCAATCTGCTGAATAGCTGCCTGCTGTCTTTCTGCAAACCTTGGGGGAATTAGTGCTCTGAGTTCCTCCTGAAAGCTGCCCATGTACTCACACTCCTTGCTTTGACCTTAGATTAGCAAGCAACTCTTTTAAATCATCTGCGGTCACGGTTGATGCCGTTTCAATCGGCGCATTTGGTATGGAAGTCACTAATTTAATTTCAGCTGTGTTTGATTTTTCACGTTTGGCATGCAACGAATATACAACCGTTGCACAGTAACTCAGGTTTCGTATCTGATCCCATTTGTTTTTGGGTTTAAAATTGTCAAACGATTGGTCAATACCATCGATAACTGTTTGGAGCGGAATCCTCTCAGCTATGAACTGTTTAACCGCATCTTCATCGTTTAAGGTTATCTCCAGTCCCTTACCTCTTCTCTGGAGATAACGTGCTGCTACTTGATTACGATATTCCGTTTGGGAAACCTCCCGATCAGAGTCAGCATCTGCTTCGGTATTAGGAACAGAATCCTTATTTCCCATGTACGGTTCAAATATCGAATCGGGATCAGTTAAACAACAACCAACTTTAATACTGTCTTTAAACATGTCTTTAGAGGTGCCTTCATCCTTACTCCCGCAAGGGATTGGACTCTCTTCAACTTCCACTTTTCGTAACTCTTCATTTACACTTTTCGTAACTTCGGAGTTACACTTTTCGTAACTTTCGTCGCGCTCTTCACTTTCTGGAGTTACACTTTTCGTAACTTTTTTATTGCCTATATTTAAAGAGATAAGTTCTGAAAATTTCTCGCGATCCCACTCTTTCACAAGACTGACACGCCATTCATCATAGTTCTTGTTGAGAGAATAGACCTGTTTGCCATCCCAATAAATCACTTTACATTGACCCAAGTAAGTGATCTCTTTTTTAGCGTCCTGTATGCGTACTCCACATAGTTCGAAATGCTTCAAGAGAGGGATAACTGCCTCTTTCTTCTGGCAGCCATACGACAGCCTTAGAATCAGCTTGAGAATCTTTTGTTGCCTTTCTGTGAACTTCCGGCTGATTATCTCATCCCATATTTCATTAGCTATGCCGATATATCCGTTACCTAACTGGGGACTTGCCACTCACCTCACCCCAAAGTCATACAGATTGAGTTTTCCATTACTAAACATGTGCGCCGATCTTCAACAATTTTTCTCTAACCTCAGGCCAAAGGTAAGCTTGTCCACCTTCGCCGTTCTGATCTTTGCAAAACCACCGGGAGACTGTTGGTTTTCCATGCGATACATAATCGCGTATGTTCTCGACCCAACCTGATTCTGTACCAGACATATGCCTAGGTTTGGGATATAGTGGAATAGTTTTAGGTGGATCATATTTCCGTTCACCGACCCTCATGCCAAGAAAATAAGGATTCCCTTCTGTTTCAACAAGACCAAGTCGATTCGTATCCTTAATGACAAACTGGAATTTTCGTGATAACCAATTGATTTCATAAAGGTATTCCAGTATAGAGTTAGCAAACTGAACTCTCCCTTCCCTGCCAGCTTGCTTCGCTTTCCGTTTCCAGTCTTTCAATTGTTCATCTGTTGGAACGAATCTTGATTTTGGATTGTTATGCCCTGATCTACGTATAAGTTTTTTGATAGAGTTTTCAGGAACAGTATCAAGGTTGAAGAGTTCAAATGCAGCTAGATTTGTATAGTGTTCCTTGTTTACAATCACCCACCACATGTTATTGATGTTGTGATAGACAGTTCCGCGCATCAGTACACCTTTGCGATCACGGAAGTACTTAACCTCTCCGATGTTGATCCGTACTCCATCTTTATCAAGAGCGTTGTAATCAGGTAAATTGTCGGATTTCCAATGTCTACTCGGTTCGTTTAGCTTGTGAAACACCTTGTCATATGATGTTTTCAACTCAGGATCAGAGTCACAAGATAAACCTTCTTGCAACAGAGCATCCTCAACATGTTTTCGTTCTACCAAAAATCGTTTCTGGATCAAATAAGGCATTTTTTTAAATTTGTTAAAGTCATACCGTCCACCGTTTCTGTTCTCAACATTGATTTCTTGGTAAAACTCAATACGAGCACCTGTGTTATATTTGTCGGCTATGAAAAGGAGGTCTCCCTTGCTTCCAGCGAAGTGATCTTTTGAAAGGATCGCATAATCACGATCTATCCTCGGGTCTGAACCAACGGTAAATCCTCTTCCTCTCATCATTTCCAACATCCGCAGAAAGACGGGATGGGATACTTCTTTATCTCCCCTAACAGTGATATTCGTTTCCCGGACAGCATAATTCTTATTTTCTTTCACGGGACATCCCCCTATTTCCATTTTTAAGTTTTCATGTTATACTGCCGTTGAATATTTTTTTAAATGATCGTGTTGGTAGCACGATTAACTTAAGGACTCATTTGTTACTGTTGTTGCGGTAGACTCTTCTGCAGTAGTAGTTACAAAAGAGTCCTTCTTCTTTTGGATCAGGAAATCTCTGGCCCGAGAATACTTCTCTATCACAGTGTTTACACAATCCAATCACTGTCCCTTCAACCTTATAGCCTGATGGTTCTTTCCAGATTAGTCCTTCATATTCTGCATTCTTATCGATTGAGCGTTCTAATTCCTCAAGATCGTTACGGAGCATCTTAATTTGTTGTTTGATGGGTTTGATGCTGCGTTCCATTGTTAATGCATCAATCGCAGTATCACATAAATCCCTAATCTGTCTTCGCAATACTCTGGTTTGCAACAAATCGTGAGAACGTATCATCATTTCCTTTTAGCAATATTCCGAGTGATTATGGCATGCTGCAATGGATTGTGTGACCAGATACGTGCCAAGTCATCCAGAGTTATAAATTTGTATCCCATGGTTTCAACTCCTGTCAGATGTAGTCTTCTGGACGAAACTCCTTAATGAATTCAACCGCATCATCAAAGTCGATACGCCGTACATGGCTGTATTTCGCTACCTCAAACCGATCTTTCAGTTTACTCCAGACCATCCTACGATAACGACCAACCAGGACCTTGAATTTCTCGTCAGACTCTTTATACCTGTCCTTTGTTAACGAGTTTGACTTCTTGCGGACAAGAGACTGGAGTTGGTAACACTCTGCATCCGTCAGCGTTACGCTGTCTCGAACCTCCTGCACCATCATCTGAACCTCTCCGACCTTTTCAGCAACGTCATCTTGCATTTGTTTCATGCCATCCCATAATCCTCGGATAGCAACTCCCTGCGCCTCTGTAAGCTGCAACTGTCTTTCGACGATTGTCAGGTAGTCAGGCTGATTAGGATTCATCAATGTCATTTGTATTTACCACCTTTCTTGAATTAATTGCCGGACGCATCTGGTCAATGAAAGATTGGAGCATGTCAAGACCTTCTGAAAACCGTTTTTTCTCACCGGCACTAGCACCGGAGACGGCTCCAAGCATAAACGATGTGATGCCGACTTTCTGAAAAAACTGATTTATATGGATGCTGATCTGAATGGTATTTCTATCAGCTTCGAAACGAAGTTTCTTCATTTGAGCAGCAGCATGTTGTTCATCGAAGTTATCGGGCTGTTGAAGCTGCATAGTCTCCAGCTCTTCTTTTGTACGTTGATAACCAGCTTTCAATTCTTCGATCTTCAGGCGCTCAGCTTCTACATCTTCTTGGAGTTTCTCTTTCCAGTATTGGTCGCGCTCTTTAATCTGCTTAGCAGCTTCCTGGGCTTTCTGCGCCAGGATAACTTCCGCCTCCTCGTCTCGACGCTCAACCGCCGCCGCTACAGCCTCATCCACCTGATCTGCCGGAACCGTATCCTTATACCGCCGCTGGAGTTCTTCCTTCTCCTGCTCAGCTTGGTTAGCACGAGTCTCAGCCTCTCGTAAAGCAGCTTCAAGTCGCTCTTTTGTCTCCACATATGCTTTGTGTGTAGATATGATCCCTTCATCAAGTTGCTGGATGATTTCTGGTGTCGCATTTTCCATGATGTACTTGGCTTTATCGTAGGTTCTGCCTGATCCAAAGCCAGCTTGATCAGCTACGATATCGCGAACTTGTCCAGCAGGCTGCTCAGGAATATTTTCCTTGCCTCCTGCCATCCGCTCCTTGGCTTTAATTCGTTCGACTTCCTCCAACCGTTTAGCCCATTCAACTCGCTCCGAGAAGGTGAATTCTTTCCGGTGCTCGTTCTCGGATATTTCAAGCCGAAGCTGATGTTCGAAGTCGCTAATTTCCATCACTCGGACTACAACCTCTTTGCGTCCCAGGTACTGATGAGCACGCAAGCGGCGTTCTCCTGCGATTAACTGATAATCTGGTGTTACAACGATAGGATTAATGAGACCGTTTTGTTCGATATCTTTTGCTAATTCTTCAATGCCGCCAAAATCTTTGCGGATTCGGTCACTGACTTTGATTTTATTAGTGTCAATTAACACCCTGATTCTCCTTCCAGAACGTTTAAAATAGAATCTTCATATTACTGGCTGTTCAGCTAGCCACTCTTCCAAAAATTCACGTGTTTCTCTTGCTGGAAAGTACCATTTACTTCCGACTTTCCTTTTAGGAAACCTTTTATCAAAGAAGAATTGATCCTGAATGAAATTCCAACTCATGCAAGTCCTGCGCTTCAATTCGGAGGCATCCCAGAAGATATACTCAGCGTCGGCTTCTTTTAAAATCTCTGTCACTTTCTCCTTTAGGAGTTTTTTTATTTCTTTTTCATCAACGCTGATCGATAGCATAAAAATCTCCTTTCCCGATAGATTGATAATTTAATTATCAATTAGGTCAAAAAAATATATTCTACATTATTGACGATATTTATATTATCGTTTATATTAACAGTAGATAATTTAATTATCGCTTTTTGCATGACTAAGAAGCCTTTCAAAATAATCAGGAAACAGTTTTTCTGCTGGATGACCGAAATATTTTGATAATTTGAACATGAGATCTCTGCCAGGAGTGAATGTTCCATTCTCAATCATTCGAACATAAACCGTTGAGATTTTATTATCTTGAGCCACTTTTGCTTGTGTGCCTTTATGTTTCCTACAGTCTGAGAAAAATTGTCGCTTTTGTGTTTCCACTAAACTGTTCACCTCCTTGCCTCTGATTATATTTGATAATTATATTATCGTCAATATTATTTTGATAATTTTATTATCTTTCTTATTAAAAAGGAGAAATTGTACAAAATGAAACTAGGTCAGAGGTTAACTGAATTACGCGAAAAAAAAGGATTAACTCAAGATCAAATGGCAGAAAGACTCGGTATCAAACGTCCTAGGTACAATTCATGGGAAAATAGTATCGCAAAACCTGACATTGAGTTTATTGATAAATTGGCCGAACTGCATCAAGTTTCAGTAGATTTTCTGCTGGGTAGAGATTCAACAGTACTTCCCGATTGGGCAACTCCCAAAGATAAAAGAGATTTCAAAACAATGTTAGAGGAAGATGGAGACGTAATGTTTGACGGGGTACCTATCTCAGGTGAGGATAAAGAAAAAATCAAACGAGTTATGGAAGCAATGTTTTGGGACGCTAAAAAAGATAACAAGAAAACCTACGGTCGTAAAAAGAAAGAGGAATAGCCTATGGACGATATCGTTCAAGGACTTATTAAACGCTTCAAGACAAACGATCCCTTTATAATTGCAGAAAGACTTAACATTAAGGTTTGGTACAGTGACCTTGGGAAGAATACACGTGGCATGTACTATCGTAAACTAAGGCGGCGCTTTATCGTAATTAACTCTGATCTAAGTGAGCCTTGGATGAGATTTGTTTGTGCCCACGAACTCGCCCATGATCGTCTCCACCCCGGCATAAGCAGATTCTTCTTAGATGAACACTCATTCTTTAATGCAGGAAAATACGAAAGACAGGCAAATCAGTTTGCAATTAAGTTACTGACAGCAACAATTGAACCAGAACATGGGGAAACGAAGGAACAGTTACTAAGACGCTGCTCTATTCCACCTGAACTACATAGCTTTATGTAATCTTGCGCTTCCACCGTTGCAAGACGGTTTAACATACACAAAAACAGAACATATGTTCTTTATGGGAGGTTTTTATTTGGCTAGCTATAAAAAACATGGGACTGGATGGGAGTATCGACTAAGGTACAAGGACCCTTTCACACAGAAATTTCGAGAGAAGGCACAAAGAGGATTCGATTCAAAAAAAGAAGCGCAGTTGGCAGTTAGAGAATTTGAAAGAAAGCTTGCTGCTGGCTATGAACAATCTGATTTATCGCTTCAAGATTATCTAGATTTTTGGATCAATGAATATAAGAAAGGAAGTGTCCGTAAGAATACATTATTACTTCATCAGAACAACATTAAAAATCATATTATCCCTTTTTTTAAAAACATGCTTATACGAGATGTGAAGCCAATTATGTACCAAAATTTTATAAACCATATTAGTGAGAAAGGATATAGCCGACGTACGGTTGAATTGATTCATTCCACAATGCATAATGCCTTACAAAAAGCTGTTATAATCGGAAAATTAGAAAAAAATCCATGTCTAGGTGTCGAAATAAAAATTAAGCGCAAAAAGAAGGAAGTACACTTTATTGATTCCGATGATATACCATTGTTTATGCAAAACTCTCGTCATTATGGTTATGTATACTGGATATTTTTCCGAGTGTTAATTGAAACTGGTATGCGAAAAGGCGAAGCAGCTGCTCTAAAATGGATCGATATTGATTTGGATAATCATTTTATTACAATTGATGAAACTCTAGATTTTACAGCAAAAAACAAAGAAGAATTATTCGGTGAGACCAAGACAGAAAAATCAGAAAGAAAAATAAAAATTACTACAAATCTAGTAAATGACATCAAATTTCACAGAGAGTGGCAGGAACATAACAAAGGGATACTTGGGGATAGATACCACCATGACCTTGATCTGGTTCTATGTAGGGAAGATGGAAACTTCATGCCTAAATCATCATTGTTCAATGCCTTCTCCCGCATCTTACAACGTTGTGATCTCCCATCCCTCCCCATTCACTCTCTCCGACATACCTGCGCTGTTCTTTTACTTGAGTCCGGAGCAGATATGAAATTCGTTCAAGAACAATTAGGTCACGGGAGTATTCAGATCACATCAGATGTATATGCCCACATCTCAGGCAAGATCCAGAAAAGCAATATAGATAGATTTGAGAAATTCACTGAAGAAATTTTCGAATAG